TTCCTTTCGCCCTTCTGCTGTTGAGGCATTTCACGAGTCTCTAGTAATTTATTCAGCTTTGGTATAGTAAGCTTGTTATAATCTACAGGCTCTTCAGTTAGCTCGTCTGGATTTAAAAATCCTGGAGGAAGATCTTCTGTTTCATCCTGCTGCTCAAGTGCAGCTTGCTCCATTTGTAATTCAATTTCTCTCTCTTCTTCTGTAGTGAGGTCAGGATCTGTTTGTTTTGGCTTACGAACTGGAGCGACTTCAGTAGCCTCTATATTTAAAAGTCTCTTAGCCTCTTCTACATAGGCTGGATCTGTATATCTTGTTGAAAATGCATCTAAAAATTCTTCATCATTTACCCCAAGTTCTCCAAGGATAGCTCTTCCTTTACGCTTTAATGCACCAAGGACTGCTCCTGGAGTTCTATCTGATTGTCCTATATTTGCAGCTAATTGTTCTTCTTGATCAACCTCTCCAAGCCTAAGGACAGTTTTTAGCAATATACTATCCCTATCTATATCTGGAGCAACAACCTCAGGTCTAATATCTGGCTTATCAATCTGAAGATCCTTTAATGATTTAGCAGATCTAGGCTTTCCACCTAAAGCTTTAACAGCTAAACCCACTGCAGCTTCACCAAATGCACCTTTACTAGCAGTCTCACCAAGCTCTGTTTTAAATTCTGCCATTGCCTGAGTGTGACCTTTATAGCCTGATTGTATAGCTTTTTGAGCTAATAGCTGTAAAGATTCCTCTCCAGCCCCTCCAGCACCTATAACTGCGGCAGATTCAATCCAGTCTACTATGCGCTTACTGCGCATCTTCTTAATTCTAGAACCAATATCACTGATACTCTGACCTGTTTTTTGAGCTAAGGCAACAGTCTTAGGATGCTTATATATAAAATCATCCATCTTAGCAGCCATCTTTTTATAGCCCGAAGTAAATCTTGTTCTATTCCATAGCTGTTGAGCAGGCACTCCCATTGACTTGTTAAGCATGAGTTTCAAACTAGTACGCTCTATTGCCATAGCAGGTCCCATGTAGGCTAGGGCATTTGCATTAGCCATAGAAGAAGCATTCTCTATGCTATAACCACGATTTCTAAAATATTCAAAGCTTTCATTCCATTCATCTGAATATTCAAATATTCCACCAACAGTCATTCCAGTTGTAAGAGCCGCAGAAGGTCCCCCTAGCACGAATCCTAAGCCAGCAGCACCAAAATTTATAATAGGAGAAGTTAATGCACTGGCAGCCCATGCGCCCATTTGCTTTGCGCTACGCTCCTTCTGTAAGTCTGAAGGACTAGCATTGTTAAGCCAATGATAATATGCACGATTCTTAGGATCTTGCATATGTTTTTCCATTGCATGCCCGCCATGTTCAGATAACATATTGCTCCACATTTGCAATGCATCTCCTGTGGTATACCCAGTAACAGGTCTTTTAAATCTGCCTTTCTTATAATCTCTGTATCCTTTATTTATTGCAAGGAAAGCCCCATCTGGATTAGCATTCCATAAGCTCTTCCCTACCTTGCCCCAATCTACATAAGCTAAGGATTCTGGTATAGCAAATACATTTGCAGCAGTCTGAGGTAGCGCTGAGGGTAATGCAGATATAGCTCTCCATAATTGGGTTTCAGCTTCCTGTGTTATAACCTGTCCCCAACCTGGCTCTTTTACGCCAGCATCATAAAGAAATTCAAGAGGAACATCATCGCTCAATCTGTGCCTTAAAGCAGCTCTCTCTGGATGATTTTCATCGAAAATGTATCCTAATACAAATTGCTGATCTGTAATATTCTCTGGCTGGGTAAAGACTAATTTTTGCTCACCTGCGAAAGGAGTAACCCAATCGTAATCAGTACCTCCTCGTATTTGAGAGGCAAATTCCTCATAAGACATAAGTCCTGGAGCTAAGGAAAGCTTATCAGAAATAGTCTGTTCTTTTTCTAGTAGGGCTTTATACTTATCTGATGCATTTATGAGTGCATTAATCTCGGAAATATCTAGTCTGGCCATATTATCTTATTTTAAAAAGTGCTGGATCTATATTGTTAAGAAGTCTTACCGCTGGTAGCAACTCAAGGAATAATCTAGCATGATTTTCATCACCATCAAAATAACTTGAGATAGTCTTGGATGTTATATTTGGAATATATCCACCACGTCCATCGCTTTTAGTCATATATTCTGATAATGCTTTTAAACTCTGCATTCTATCTTCGTTACTTGCATGATAAGCGTCTTGATAATCGTCAAAAAGTTTATAATAAGGCGTCTCTTTGTCATCTCTGAACCATCCCATTTCACCTCCCGCTTTTGACAATAAACTATATGCATTGCTTGCAACTTCATTTGCTACTCTTATCGAAGCCCCAGGAGTATATTTCTTCATGGTTGTCGGAACCTTAATCTTGAACAGCCCTGCAGTGCTTTGGTCCTCTTCTGTAAACATATCCTCAAGTTTGTCATCCCAAGCATTACTCCAATCTGATAAAGTCCCTCTATTATCTTCAAGATATTCCTGATTAAATGCATGCCCGCTAACAGACGCCCATCTTTCTTGGAAGGCGCTAATATTAGCAGCTTCAGATTCCATCTTATCACTAACTTTATCAAGTTCTTTAATAAGTTCTGGATCATCCATTATAGTCTGTGCATATACCTTAGCTTGCTCAACCATATCTGCAGTAGTATTAGGCAGCATTGACTGAATAGTAGCTTCATCATTATTAGCATAAGCATTAACCAGACCAAACAACTGAGGATCTTCTGTGGCTAGCGTCTCTATATTCGCAAGAGAAGTAGCTGTAAATATTTTATCATAATCTGTACGTAATCCCTCTATAGCTTCATTTAAATGGTCTATCGCTCCTGGAGATTGGCTTATTAGCCTTGCCCTATTTTTAATAGCTTCTCTATCGCTATCTGAAATAGAACTAAAATCCCCAGACCTTACTCCAGTTACCTCGTAATTTAAAGCGTGTAGCTGTACAGGAGACAAGCTATTAATATCAGCTTCTAGCAATCCTGTAGCTACCTTTTCATATTCTGTGCTTCTATTGTCAATCTCAGTACTAGCCTTCTTGTATAGCTCGCCTAATTCTCCATGTAACGAGAATCTATCTATATTCTCTACAAATGCCTTGATATTATTAGCTGCTTGATCCTTATCCATTGGTGAGGGACCCAATAATGCAGCGGCATCATCATATGTTTTCTGACTTCTATCGCCAGATGCAGCAGCTACATAAACAGCTTGCATTAAATTTGGATTCTCTAAAGCCAATACTTCTAACTGACTCTTAGAAACTTCTGTCAAAGCTGTAATTCCGCTTTCGTAAAATTCTTTTGCATCAGATATATTTTCTGACTTCATCTCATGACCTTCAGGAAGAAAATAGCTCTTCATCCCTGTAGCATCTTGATCCTTAAGCTCTGCAAATCCTAATTCCTTAAGAGCATCTTCCTGATATCCAGACAAGAAATTCTCCATGTCAAGCTGTATCCCAGCTTCGTTTTTATCCTTATCCATAGCCTTAACTAAAGCTATTGACTGATTGTCTTTAACGATCTTATCTAATCTATTTTTCAGCCTGGATTGATTAGCATCATATGCCTTGCTAGCAACAGAAAGCTTAGATTGTTTTAAACTTTCCAGAACTTCTAAAGCATCCATGCTTCTAGTTTCTAATCCACTCCACTCATCATATACTGCTTGAATTTCATTCTCACTATCTACAAACATCTGCTCACGTTGCTTAATAGCTTCAAGCCCCATAGTGCCCTGTTGGTAGACTGTTGCAAGGGCATCATTATATAGGTCGTAATCATCATTTTGAGACGCCTCGTTTACAAGTTCTAAGCTTTCTTCCATTCCTGATACAATCTCTGCATTATATCCTTGAGAATTAAGCATCTTAAAGCCTGAACTAATCGGATCAACAAGAGCCTTAACTTCTACTTGATCTTCCTTTGCGTCAAGCTTCGTAAAGTACTCTAATGCAGTTAATGCAGTGCTAGTAATGCCCTTTAATAACTGTTCATTACTTACTTGTAATTTACTTGTATCTATTGCCATAATTTTTCCTTATTAATTAACATGAGCCACATTGAGTATTATGATATCTTGTTCTACATCTTGTATAGCTTTTACCCCATTTGCCTAAACAATGCAGAAGAGATTGCGCCTTCGCTGCTGAGCAACATAGTGTATTTACCGTACCACCTGGTGTAGACTCATCTAATGTATCTAAAATTTCACCGCCAGTTTCTGTTGTGATGCTACCAGTAGCAAGATCAGTATAAAGTTCAGTAGCCCAATCTACACCTGCACTTTCACATTCTGCTTGAGAATGACCAGCTTGCATGCATGATGACATAACTTCATTTTTTAAAACCTCATCTCCTTGAACGCCCGCGAAAACTTCTGTACAACTACCATCGTCTTTATTAGCATTTGGATTGTAATTAGGATCTTCAGGATCCATACAGCCTGGAATAACTTCTGGACCTTCTTGTAATGGCTTAGCAGCAGTAATCAAATCCCACATTCTTCCTTGATAATTCTCTACTATATCTAAAAGATCTTGACCATAATCAAGTCTTCTACCTTCTATATTGATCAAGCTTCCTTCTAGTGCTAATTCATTTGCGTCTGCTTGAAAATCAAATCCACTCACTATTCTATCATATGCACTGTCAGCCTTTTGTTGCATTTGACCAGTTCTTTGACCAAATCCTCGAGACCTTATAATTGCCTCAGCACTATCTCCCATAGATTCAAGTTCACTAGACTTAGTAAATCTTAAATCATCAGCTTTCAATTCCGCACCTTCTTTTGTAAGCCTTTTCTCTTCCTCTAAAAGACCTATCATAGATTCAATATTCTCTGTTTTCTGCTCAAAAGTACTACCTTCCCAACCAGGAAAGTCAGCACCATATTCCGCTTTCCATTCTTCAAAGCTAAGGTTTGTCCAATCCTTCCCTCCGATAGCTTCATATATATCTATAAGCCAAGAATCCTCATGTTCTCCTACTCCTGAAATAAAATCTCCCTGCTTATGTTCGTATCGCTCTGTTTCTGGATTCCAGATTAAAGGATCTGGTTCCCAGCCTCTGTCGTCAGTATATGGATTTAGCGTAGCCTGAGGACAATCTTGAGGTGTAGCTGCATAAGATCCATCTATACATCGAAAGTTTCCCTGGCTTTTTGGAACTATATTTACATCTTTCTGATCTGTATCCCAAGGATTAAATTCTGTAAGATCTATAGGCTCATGAGAGCCCCATTCGTAACTGATAGAAGGATTTGTCTTTCCCATATTTAATTACCTCTTCTTATATTATTTATTAATGGTAATTGGTCTTGATTTAAGTTTAATCTATTCCTTAATCTTACCGATTCTAATAAGGCACTTGCCCGAGTTTGGGGTAATTCTGGCATAGGAACTGAAGATACTGTAGACCCAACAGTATACCCAGATTCTGTTATCTCCCCAGTATCTATCATATTCTGTAAAAGCTCATCTAGATCTGGTATTCCATAAGTTAGTGATTCTGATGCTTCATCCCACGATGCAGAAGCATAATGTAGAGGAGTAGAACCAGAGAAAGGCTCTAATGGAACTTTTGATATTTGAGATAAATATGAATCTGAGACTGGCATATCTTTGAATCCCAATGCTTCAGGCAGAGGTGCATCTAAAGCATCTATAGCTGACAAGCCTCCTTCCAATGTACCAGTACTTTCAAGACCTTGATTAAACATTAATGCCTCAGGACTGAGTGTAGCACCTGTTGGGACTGGAGCTTCAGGTCCCCCGAAGATAAATTCATTGGCTGACTCCCATCCACCTAGCTTCTGAACTCCAGAGGCCATACTATATGCAGTCATAGAGTCGTTAAGTTGCTTTAATATATCAGTCTTCCACTCACTATCAACTACATCCCTTAGCTTATCAGCTTGACCGTCTAATGCTTTAGCGACCTCTGGAGCTTTATTTTTATAATATTTTGTCTTAGGAGGCTCTCCAGTTACAAAGTCTCTTATAGCTTCATCTCCTTCTTGAAAATAATCTATCCCTCCTCTTACGACAGCACCTGCAGCTGTACCAGCAGCAACACATCCTCCAAGTCCAGTACCACCTGTGAAAATTAGACATCCAGCTGTAGTACCTAAAGTAGCTAGATTACCCCAAAATCCCTTGTCTTCTGTCTCTTCTGTATAGTCCTTTACGGCAGAGCTTAATCTATCTTGACCTTTTTGGAGCCACTTATCTATAGCTGATAAAGCTTCTATTGCACCCATCTGCATTTTAGATCCTGCTTCCTTAAAACTTGCTGGTCTTTTGCTTTCTTCTGACATAACCTATCCCTTTAAGCTATTAATTTCTGTTTGCATTGTGTCTATCTTTGCTGACAATTCTTGTACTGCTTTGATAAGGGGAAGAACAACTTTACCTATTGATAAAAATTGTTTTCCATCTTCGCCTTCTTCCCACATTTTAAAAGTCTCAATATTGCATTCATCTAATGCCTGCTTAACTTCCTGAGCAATTAATCCATGATGAACTTTATCCGTATTTAGCCTATTAACTGCTGAATAGTCATCCCATTCTTCTGGAAATTCATTTTGTGGTTTCCATCTGAAGGTGACATTTCTAAGTTTATTGATAAAGTTAAGACCAAGAACATCATCTTTAATATCTTGTTTCCTTCTAATATCAGAAGTTTGAGACCAGGACACAGTTCCAGTATCAAAAGTTGAAGAATATATCTTTTCACCTAACATTCCAAATGTGAATCTATCAGCAGACCCAGAGAAAACACCTTCACCTGATGCAGCCCCAATTACTATTCCACTATCTGTGCCACCAGCAAGATCAGCCCCATAACCAATACATATATTGTAATTTCCAGTAGTAAGACCATCTCCAGCATTACTTCCAACAGCTACATTGCCGAATGCTTCGCTTGACGTTGTTGCATCTAAATTTTGGAGTGATGCATACCCAACACCTACATTATGTTGATTGGATGATGAAGACAGTGATCCATCTGTTGTTCCAGCATCTAAAAGGCTATTTCTACCAATAGCTATATTAAGACCACTATCTGTAATATTCGTTCCAGCATAATCACCAATACATATATTCCCTTGACCATCTTCAAGGCTTTTCCCAGCACTATCGCCTATTAAAGTATTTTGTGTTGAAGTAGCAGTAAGTGCTGCTCCAGCATCAACACCTATAGCTATATTCTTAGACCCTAAATCATTCCCATTGACACCTATGACAACATTTCTAGTTCCAGAACTTGTAATATTAATTTGGCCAGTAAGGTTAATATTGGCAACATTAAACACACCAGCGTCAGTAAGCTGTGCTGTAACAGTATCCGTAGTCCCTTGCCGATTGACAAATTGAAGAGCACCACCAGTTAAAATAAGTCTAGAAGTATCATCAGCTACTGGCCCTATAATAGCTCCACCAGCTTGAAATGTAGCTGCTAACACACTATTATCATATAGCCTTATACCATTACTATCTACATGCGTATATGTAGTAGCATTATCTCCATAGAGTTTAATACCAGCAGCAGCAACCTCAAGTTTTACATTTTCACTAGCAGTACCATCATATAAATAAATAGTAGAACCAAATCTTGCAAGCTTAAAATCAGAAGGGGACTGGTTTTCAGTCATTATATCTATCTGAGTATCCCCTAAAACAACTTGAGCCTCCATAGCATCAATAGCATCTTGAGCAGCATCGGCAGCACTATCATCAGTAGCAGCTGTATAGGCTAAACCTATTTCATTACCTGCATATGAAGATCCAGAAGTTAAGGCAGCAACGCAATTAAGAGTCAGTACGCTACCATTCCATGTTAAGGAGTTGGTTCCTGTGCCCCTTATTGAGAAGCTTGGAGTAGAATCATCAAGCCCTAAAAAAATAGCAGATTCTTGATTATATGATACAGTATCATCACTTGCATGTACAGTCAACTTGGTACTTGTTCCTGTTAAGGCCAAACTACTATTAATAGTAGTAGTACCATTAGAATCAACTCGAAAATTAGTAACAGCATTCGTTCCTATTGTTAATTCGCCATCTGCCGCAACCCTAAGGGCAGATTTACTTGAAGAATCTTCACCTATTCTAAGAGTCTCTCCAAATTGAGCTATAGAGATGCTTCCATCCATTGCATTGATACCGCTATCATCTATAGTAAGATGGGTTAAGTGCCTCTCTCCAAGAGTCTCTGTAGGACCTAAGCCAGTCCCATGCCATGCTCCACCGACTTTAGCAAATAAGCTTACCTTGCCATTTATATCTCTAATAGTAATAGCTCCATTAGATCCTTCACTGCTATCAGGTTCTCCAGTGCCAGTAGTGATTTTACTAGACTTTTGATTCCATATTTGTCTTTGGTATCTATCCATTAGTGTGCCCTGAGTATCCTGTAAACTAATGCAATATCATTGACCTCAAAATCCGCATGAGTACTCCCACCGCTAGATACTATCTCCAGGGTTAAGTAACTAAATGCAGTGGGGCTTGATACTGTAAATTCATTCTTAGTTAAGCTAGCGCTTGTATTAAATGTATTGCTAGCAAACACATCACTGGTAGTTCCATTATCGTATCCCACTTTTATAACAGTATTCTCACCCTTTTTTGCATGCACTATTACCTTATATAACTTCTTTTTTAATGCAGGGTACTTGAAGTCGAATGCTTTTGATGTCCATTTAAAATTAGCAGTAGCTTGCGGGCTTGGTTGCCACTTATCAATATCGTCAGTTCCTATCTTCCATACTACTAACTCTGAAGATCCGTTAATAGCAAAATTACTTACACTGACATTGGCAATAGCCCCTTTGCATAAAGACCATGAACCTGTTCGCATATCATATATAAGCATATCTTCATGATCAGTATGTGAAGAGTTAGTAGATCTTAAAACTAAAATTTGATCATTTACAGGATCATAGCCAATAGATGGATGTTGATCTGTATCGAAGAAAGACTGCCAGTCTATAGCTTTTTGTAATATATCAGTATTCTGAGCCATACTAGAATACTCCCTGATTATTATTAGGGGTATTACCGCCTGAATTGGAAGTGTTCATATCCGAGGTATCAAGATCTCCTGAAGTAGATGGTGGAGGATTCTCTGGCGGCTCTACAGTTACTCCTTGTTCTGGAATAGGCAAGTCTGCTCCTCCAGCAGTTGATGAAAATCCAGCTATTGACATATCGTTCATCTTTCCTGTCAAGGTTACTACCTTTGTTCCATCATATAAATGCACCCCTAAATCGTTCATAAATACTATGCCATGAGCCGTAGGAAATGAATGAGACATTTTTCTTATTCCCATAAAGGGAAAAGTAGCATCAAGATAATCACCCATATCAGGAGAATAGTTTACAACAAATAAGCTCTTCCGCTTAAATACGAGCACCTTATCTGCAAATGTTTCTAGCTTAACAATCTCGTCACCGTCATTGGGAGTAACTGGAATGAAATTACTTTCTGGGAACTTATCAGGACAAATACCAAACGGTGGTGAAATAGAACTTTTTATCACTCTATCTGGATACTTGATGCCATTTTGAAGAAAGTTCCCCGCATAAGTAACTCCATCTACAACTACAGCACTCTTATAGCTACAATCAATATTTTCATCGAATGCATGGCCGTTAATACTTCTATAGGTATTAGGTCCTAAGCGCTTTATATTAAAGGGAACAGTAAACATGACTTCATCCGCGCCACCGCCCCAATTTGCTTCATGTATATCATTGAAGTTTTGTCTTGCACCTTTAATAAGATCTACATCTAACAATAGAGTCCAATCATCTGTTGTATCATCACGCTTAACGTATATTCTAGTTCCTACAATTCTGGAATTAAGAGTATGGAAATACAACTTAATGTGATCGCCACCTCCTCCAAAATATTGCCCTGCAGTAATAGTCACTGGAGAGCTGCTAAACTCTTTTAATAAACTTTCTTGATGATCGTCATATACAAAAGAGTAAGCTATATTGTAATCTGCAGCTGCAATAGAGCCACCACTACCTCCTATATCTGTACGAAAATTAACAGAACCATCAGTAAAGGTAGTGTCATTTGTGACAATGGCTCCTGCTGCAGGTGTGGCTAAATCAGCATCATGCCCACGCATATTGGCAGAGTAAGCATCTTCTCTAGCATTAGATGTATTTCCAAAGTGCGTTCTATTTATATATCCCCACCATCTGCGCTGATTAGCAGCTATTAACTGTCCATCACATTGCCTTAAGACTCCATTATGAAAGAGGTAATTAGCCTCAACCCCGCTACTGGTACCCCACTCACTAGAACTTGTTATTTCTAAAGCAGTTGTAGTGTTATCTTCATATACTTTGATGGAGTTGTTGTGATTTACAACGATATAGTTGCATGTATTATTAGCACCATTCTTATTTCTATCGGACCTGAATGTAAAAAATCCCTCACCAACCGCTGGACTTGCAGTTATTCCAGTATTGGCTATTCCTGTCCCCTGGAAGTTTCCTTGAACAGTCATTTTTCCTACTACAGAGAAGTCAACATTCTGTGCTTCTTGACATTCAATATCGGAAATATCTGTAGCTTCTGCAGCATCATTTATACCACCATGGAATTGTCTGATATGTGCAACCTCTTTAGGCATTATTTTAACAACTGACTCTTCATTACATCTTCTATTGCACTATAGATTGAATCCAAAATCTTAGCTTCAGTCTTTTCATTGATAAATGGTATATCTACTTTATCATTTAAAGCATTAATAATCTTAGACTTAGTCTCATCATTAAATAAATGATTCATTAATATATCTTGCAATTGCATTCTATCTCCTTAATACATGTTCTTTTTATTGTGATTATCTCTTCGTCCGAAACGATTCTTATCCAAGCTCATGGGAGAGGATGGGTCTGGTATCTTTGGAGCATCATTCCCAAACTCATTCACTTCCATAATTGGCTGGTTTGTTTCCTTTGCATAATTGTAGGCTTTCTCTCGGCCAGTATCTGTATATGCAAACTTCTTGTTTCCTACTATAGGCATAATAGCCTCCTTATTTTTTCTTTTTAGATTTTTTCTTCTTCTTAGGTCTTCCTACTTGTTTACCGTATGTTCCTTTACCCTTTGGCATTTTATTTCTCCTTCTTAAATAACTTAAGTATTATATCTTTAATAACAGCCACTGCTGTCATTGTTTTCTTGACTTCATCTTTTGCTTCTCTATTGCTATCAATTAATTTCACGGTAATGTCATGCAATTCCTTGATATCCTCTTGCACATCTCGTGTCAAAAACCTGATCAAATACATTAATGCATATCCCAACCCGACTGATACTGCAACAGGAACTCCCAGTGTCTCTATTACATCTAGTATCATTTCCATACTGCATTTTACCTTTTCCTTGGTTTTCTTTTAGTCGTTTTAGCCTTTTGTAATACAACTACATCAGACTGTGTTTCTAGCAATAACTCCTGCAAAGCATCCAATCTTGCCTGAAGTTTAGACATTTCAATATTGATCCTGTATACTTCTCGATCAAGATCGTTTTCCTCATGTACATACTGTTCTAGAGGCTTTATTAGCTTTACTACCTCTTTTAGTATCTTTGGTAATAAAAGTCTTACTACTGTTCCCATCTATTAGTGTCCCCCATATAGAAGTTTTTCCGTCTATTATTTGGACTACATCTACTGTAAAGTCTCCTTCTTCTCCGTAGAAATCTACAATAGCAAATGCATGTCCCCAATTAGTTATCCTGTTCTTTAGCCAAGCGTTGCTTTCGGCTCTCATATCTTTTAAGCATCCTATTGACCATGCAGCTTTAGGACCATCCATGTGAGTGGCAGTCATTTGCTGAAGATCATGATGATGGCCATACATAATATTACAACCAAGCTTTCGTAAATGATTTGCAGTATGATACTGTCCTGCATATTGATGCCCATGATATAGATACAACTTCCCAAGCTTAAGATGAGTACCCATAGCATGGTATTTGTAATTCCTTGACCTGAGGTTAACAACATTTTTAAATGCAAACTTAGCATACGGATACCGCTTAGTGAATTCATTAACCCAATTATCATGGTTTCCTTCACACATATGCTTTTCTTTGCAATCAATCTTATCCAGAGCTTCATCAATAATATCCATCCCCAAATTAACATCAATTATATCATCATTACAGTCATTAAGCATGTATTCTAATGGCGGCTTCTCTCTTCCCTTATATTTAAATCTGGAAAAATGACTCCATTCTCCTACATCTCCTAAATCTACATATATATCTGGCTTCACCATTTCTATAGCCTGAGTAAGTACATTTATTGCAGCTTTATCGTGCAATGGAAAGTGCTTATCTGGCGTAATGATTGCCGTTCTAACTAAATTCTTTTTATGTCTGCCCATAATATTCTCCTTAAAACCCAACTATCTTATAATCTTTATTAGCATCAACAAAGTGCTTAATTGTGCCTTTTCCAAGCTCTGTATTATACACCCTTTTCCAGTATTTTGCCTGGTCCTCTAAATTATTATGACTGGGTAATGCAAATTTATCCCTTCTGTATTTTAAGCGACAAAATGCCACCTGTAAGGCGATATTACTCATTACCCTATATGCAACATCACTTTCAGCATATCCGAGCTCTATGAGGCTATTTTCGATCTCAGGGCGATATTTAACATAATTATCCATTGTATCTGCTATAGTTTTAGGCTCTACTTGGAAAAAGCCTAATGCAGGGCCATTCCCCATCTGTTTGATATGTCTGAATCCTGTTTCAGCCATTCCAGTACGCATAATCATATGCAATGCATCTTTGCTATACATTCCCATAGTCTGCAATGCCCAGTATGTTATATTCTCTATATCTTTAATCATTTAAGCTCCTTACGTATTTTAACTACAAGGTAGAACAAAGTTGCTATACCTACTAACAAGCTTACTACATCTGGCAATACATTCCAAAGCGAAAGCCAAAATCCTCCAATGCCTATTCCGCTTGTTTTGAGTGTGTCTATTGCATCTATCATTAAAAGTTACTCCAAAATTACGTTGTGGTATCAAATTTCAAAACTATTACCATATGGGTATCATAAGGAATGTTGGTAGGATCGAATGACCACATCATAATATCACCTTTATCAAAATCATTCGTCCCTCCTGTAAAGTCAAATTCATAAGAAGTATCGTCTACGGACATATCTACAGTTACAGATTGAGTAGCTCCACCTAAAATTGAAGGAAGTTCAGAACCAGTAGGCGTATCATCTCTATACCAATTAATGACGCTACTATCACAAGCTGCTTCAGACCTTACAATAGCCTTTACCAGCACTCCGTCATAAGGAGCTACAAAAACTAAATTTTCACTACCGCCTGAACTTGAAGTAGTATCTCTTTGATTTTCTGCCCCTGCTATAAATAAAAAACTATTACTTGCTGTACTTATATATGCACCAAATCTTATAAAGTGAAACTGTGCTGCTAATATTGCATCATCTACATAAGTTTTTGTAGTAGCATCTGAACCAGCAGATGGAGTATATGTACTTGCATTATCATGCAATGTAATATTCCCACCATTAGCATCTAATATAATATCTCCTTCAGCGTCCAAAACAATCCTATCACCTGAAGTAAGAGTCAAATGTGTACCATTGCTATATATAGATTCTCCACCAGTATCATAGAAGTATAATTTATTGTCTCCGCTGATCTTAACATCTCCAGCAACCTCTAATAATTCATCTGGATCACTCACTCCAATACCTACATTCCCTCCTGATGTTATAAGAGCATAATTAGTATCTGCGCCACTAACATTAATATCAATACCAATATTTGATTGAGTTCCATCTGTAGCAGCTACCATATCTAGATCAATACCAGTCTGATTTACAGTCCCAACATGAGTTATGCTTTCACAATTCATGTCCAAATCTAAGCCAATGGAAGTTAATGTCTGCCCTGAAGCTATTATACCAGTTTGATCAAAATCTATCTGTAACCCAGTATCAGTACCAGTTGCTGTAAATATGCCGTCTTTATCTAAAACCACAGTCCCAGTTCCATTTGGCTTTAAAGTTAAATCATAGTTAAGCGTTCCTATTAATTTCAAATTATTTGCAGTAGCTGTATCAAAATACGCAAATTGCGTTCCACCCTTTTTTATACGTGTTTGTCCGCCACCAGCATCAAGTATAAGGTCTGCACTAAGAGCATTAATCTCAAGTACGTTGCCTGTCGAAGACTTAATCTCATAGTGACTATCTAGCTGAATATTTCCTCTTGGATTGCCAGAGCCTTTAAAATATATAGTATCGCCATCAGCATCGAATGACAAGTCTCCACTAGTTAATATAGTATCTAAAGAAGATATTGTTAAATCGCCACTAGAATAAGTAACATCAGATAAATCATCTAATGCAGATGCACCGCCACTACTTGAGGAAGGATTATGAATCTTTATGCTCATGGAGACAGCTCCGTTACAGTTACATTTTTAGAACCGCTTGCACAAATCCCATTAACTGACCCAGTCCAACTATCAGTTGAAAAAGAGCCCCCATTTGCATTTAACCTAATCCCTTCATTAACAACTGCTGTGCTACCAATTCCAAGATATATAGTCTCATCGCTGTCATTTACAATTACTAATTCCTCCCTAGTAGAAAGTGCATCAACTATCGGAGTATTAGTACTCCCAATTGAAACTTTATCACTTGTAGTGCTAGTTGATAGCTTTTTAGTTGTTGTATTAACATTAAGCTTTCCAGCTCCATCATCTACTGCATCCCCATCAGAATCTATTAGGGTTCTAGCTATTCCTGATCCAACAACATTACTCACCTAGTATCTCCCTTAGTCCTGCCTTATCTATATTTTCTATCTTTCCTTTTAGATGAAGCCTAGCAACTTTATCTAGTTCATTTAATTTCCAATTATTGTATTGCTCCTTGATCTTAGCTATAGATTCTTTTTGCCTCTTAACAATTCCGTCTGAATCTTGCTGTGCCTTTTCCAAACGTCTTTCAGCTGATAGTATCTGACTCTGAATAGAGATGTAATCAGCTTGAGCTTTCTTTGCCAGGGCTTCATAGACCTCGGACTCATCCTTTTTCTCAGTCATTGTATTATCTAATAATTTCATATGCTGATTGTGGGCACTTTCCTTTGCTATTCTCTCAGCGTCTTGTGCAGCTATAGATTTAGATATTTCCTCTTGCTTGATCTCTATATCTTTCTTAAATGCTTTAAATTCAGCTTCCAATGAGTCTCTAGCGCTTTTAGTAGCTACAGCATCAGTTCTAGCAGATTCAATCTCACCTTGCAATACCTTAATATCATGTTTGATATTTGCATATTCATCTTTAGCTGCCTTAATAGAGCCCTTAAGGTCAGTGTACCCTAAACGCTCTTTATTCAATGCATCTAAGGATTTCTTCATCTTTGATTCGTTCTTTATTAGCTTCTCTATATTCATTTCAACACATCGTTCCTCATCAAGACTACGAGATAATCTTTCCTGAGATACTTCCAAATCTCTACGATTCTTATTCGCAATTTTTATGTTGCTATTTATTTCAGACTTTATACTGTCAAGATTAGAATGCTTACTATCTGATTCTTTTTGCACTACCTTTATATCAGATTTAATAGATTTTAATTCAGCCTTTGCATCAGCCACCTGAGATTCTAACTTTTTCTTTTGAAGTTTTAATCTGTCATTAGCAGCTATAATGGCTTGCTTAAGATCTTCTTTCTTGACTGGTATTTCAGGCCTTCTTTTATTTCCAAACATAATCTCTCCTAGTGAAATGATAACACAGCTATATCATCGTTAGCATTGTTTTCAGCTCCAGTATTCCACATATTAAGCCTAGTAATGTTTGTACCAGATATAGTAAATGGTAATTGATCTACACCAATTTTTATTATTGGATTCTTAGAATGAGTCGCTGTATGATTGCTAAGATCACCTATTATCCATACCTTGGTGCCATCTGCGTGACTTGCTGCTACAGAAGAACCATACCCCCTGCCACCTGAGACAACAAGATTATAGGGTGAAACACGACTCAGAACTTTCATTATTTCAGCATTAACTAGAATTCCAACAGCAGGATCCCCAGAATCAATAATTGTGGTAGCGTCATCCACTGTCAGAGATATTCCATCATCTGCAAAAGAACCATCTAGCACAGAACCTGAATCAGTAATGGTATCATTTAGATACAGATACAAATTATCATTACTAGCAACGGTTTGCCCTGGAATTGGATATATAATGACCTTTTTAGCTGGATTGCTAGGAAGAATATAGCTAGATGTTTTATATCCTGCTAATGCAGTCCCCAAATCTAGCTCTTCATAATTCCAGTCACTGAATGCATCATAATTAAGTCCCTCCTGTATAAGAAAGGATGTTAATCCCTTGCCCATATCGCTCCTTAATGAAATGAAAGCACTGACAATGATTCCGATCCACCGCCACCAGCATTCGTTAATGTTAATGAAGTTATAGCTAGTCCAGTTAAAGTAAATGGTAAATCTCCAGTATCAATCTTGATTAGCTTATTTGTATCAGTCTGACCATTTATAGTAAGCGTTACTACGTCAGTCTCGCTAGTGATAGACACTCCATTAATATCTGGATCATTATATATAACTACTTTCTTTGCTGGGTTAGTATTGGTTATGTATTGCGCTGAATGTGCATTCGTATCACTTTGATCTACTTCTTCATAATTCCAATCACTAAAAGCGTCAAAATTAACTGCTTGCTGTACCGTAAATTCTGTTAAGCCTCTTGCCATTATTACCTCCTACCCTAAGCACTGGCGCGTGCATGAATGGGTATGTTTATTGTTATTTGATTGCATTGGGCGCAGGATGAACCTGCCTTAAGCCCCAAACTTTTGAACTCTCCTGCTTCTCTACCATCTTCCTGTATTCTGCCATAAAGTATTCTTTACCTTCAATATCCATTCTATCTTCAGCTACCTTAGCTTTTACATAATATACTAGCGCTTTAGCGAGATATTCTGGTAAGTCTATTTCATCGTCTTCATCATCCAATGTATCAATATCTTGCAAAACATTAAACGACTCTGTAACTGATCCACCATTGTATTTAGTTTTTAAAATTAATGTAGTGGCCCCAGATACTGTAGCATTAACATAATGCAATCCATTCCATTTCTCAGAGCCATTAATAACTATAGGGTCTCCCGCTGTAAAGCTACAAGACGCTATGGTTAATGATAATAATCCTGAAGATTCAGTATATGCAGTAACAGCTAAAGTATCATCAGCATCATTAATTCTATATCTTGGGCTATATGCATATTCTACTTCTAGACCATCGGTTACGGATTCAATTGGACTTTTCCATTTACCATTATCATCAAGATCCTCTTCAATGAGCGCAATTTGACTTCCTCTTAGATAATATCCATAGAATTTATTAGACGCCATCTGCATCCTCCATGTTTGGTGTATTTATAGCCCTGGGAATACTACGATATTCATCTTTTATATTACCATGATTCTTACATCTAATATCGACAACTTTTAATGTGTCATGTGGCATATCGTAAAATCTCTGATCTTTCACTATATCTATTCTCTGAGTAGTGACATGGGTTTCAGATGTGATATTCATTTCATCTAATCCGTCCTTGATATAAGCAATAGCACGACCTGTTTGCTTAATGCCTACTCTCTCCATAAGCTCTTTAACTTTCACTATTCTCCTCTTCAGGATGTAACTGAAGCAAGACCTCTAATGCACCTTGAGCCTTAACGGCCATTGTCTTGTGATGGTCTGCTTGCTTTATATGATCTTGAAGTTGAACCCTTAAAGTCTCAATAGCTTCCTTAGGATCTAACTTATCATCCTTAACTTCAGTTACTTCTGCATCCTTTACATTATTTTCTTTTACTTTACTCATTATATCTCCTGTTTGTTATTTGCTTTCTAAGGCATCTACCTTAGCTGATAATTCTTGTATTGCTTTCATCATAACAGTTATAAATTGACTTTCGGTAACACCCATTCTGTCAATAGACCCATCTTCCTTAACAGCTCCTGGAGTGCCTGTTGTCGCCTGCTTATATACTTCGTATACCTCGTCTGCTATAAGGCCGCCTATAACTTGCTTATTCTCTCTATGCCTACCTAATTCTGCATTCCATTTAAAATCTCTAAGTTTTATACTATTCATTATTGCAAGTCCATCCATACTGGTATCTTTTATATCCTTTTTTAATCTAACATCAGAAACATTAGTCCATGCTGTATTTATATTTCCATCAGATGCTGTTACAAACTTTCCAATTTCTCCATCTTGACCATCATGAATAGTTATAATTTTAAGTTGTGTGCCATGTATATCCTGATCAGCAGATGCGTCTAAACGCAATATTTCATCACCTGCTTCCATATCACCCTCACCATGCTCAATATGAACTATTGGGATATTTGTCTCTCCACTGCTATAAACATGAAGTGGGCTTAATGGTGGATTAATTCCAATACCAACAAAACCTCCCTTTAGATACGATACATTCCCTGAATCTAAGCTTATGTCAAGATTACCAGAAGCATCATATAAGTTCATATATCCATCCTGAGTAGAACTTTTACCCATAACACCAGAAGTTTCACCACCAGATTCCTTAACTACGATAATATTCTCACCTGTACCGTCACCTACCGCGCCCTTGACTACAAACTTATTTCCAGGACTAGTATCGCCAATACCGACTCGCAAGTTTACACCGTCTAAAGTCATAATCGTGTTCCCAGCGGAATCATCACCCATAGGGTCTTGGTTAACAGGGTTGCCAGAACAGAAAAATAAACTTCCTTGCTGTTGTGTGGGGTCACCAGAACCATCAGCTCTAGCTCCGTTAGCAATAGCAAATTGCCTAGAATTAGTATCTTCATTGTCACCAAATTGGAGTATTGCAGTGGTTGCAATAGCACCAGAATCTCCAGTTATAGCCACTGTATTAGTATAACCTTGTTCCGCATCAATAGTTAAACCGCTATTACCTATTTGCAATTTTACTACTGGGTCAGTAGTTCCAATACCGACATTGCCATTAGATAGAATACACATTTTTTGAGTAGCAGTTGTTGTTCCACTATTTGTATAAAATGCAAGTTCTCCTGGCATATCATCTGTACCTGGTGTTCCATTTATTCTTGCCCTAATTATAGCAGCTTCTGTCCAAGTATCATCAGACACATCTAAACCTTCAAAAAATATATCTCCCACTATATCATTATCAGTAAGATTGGCTTGTGTCCCTCCTATTGGCCCATCACCTTTTCTAAATACTATATTTCCACCCTCATCATCAGCAGTTGTAGAATGATTAGTTATATAAAGATTAGGTCTATTGTTAGTTTCCGAGTATATTTCAAGAAGTCCAGTTGGATCATTAGTCCCAATACCTACCTTGCCACTGCCAAGTATTGTCATAACTCGATTTGATGCCCCTCCCATAAATAATCTCAGTTCTTCGTCAGCTGCTGTGCTATTGTGAGCGAAATTAATACTTCCTTTTGCACTACCTCCTTGATAAAATTCTATAATAGAGTTATGAGTAGCAGCGTTCGCATCTAGCCTTAATGTAGCATTGTCCGTAGTGGCATCTAAAGTTAATACAGGTGTAGCACTCTCTAGCTCTAATAAAGTTGCTGGCGAAGAAGTCCCAATACCGACCCTTGCTGTACCTACTGCTAAGCAAGATTCTGTTATACTTCCGTCCTTATCATCAGTAGCTATTACTCTTTCACTTCCAGCGCCTGATCCATTAAATCCAGAATCACTCTTAGTAATAAGTAGCTTCCCATATGTAGCTGCTAGCGTCTTTCCATGTATTTCATTTGCCATTTCAGTTTCTCCTTATTAAGGCGTCAATTGTGCTATAATCCATTCTATTGTAGTTCCGTCTGAATGAGATGCCTTAACATAAACTTCGTTACATTCTAAATCTGTTGTTCCCCTTAAACATACACTCCCATTTGGAGGAATTACTATATAATAATGACTATCTCCATTTAAAGATACAAGTGCATTCTTAGAGCTTCCAGTATTCTTTACATATAAAAAGCCACAATCAGTAGAGTCTGTTGTTAATTGCACACCATTAGTTCCTAATGTTAAAATTCCACTCCATGTTTCGTGAGAATCTTCCCATCTATTTCCGAGCGTATCAGTAGCATCATCCAAATCTTCCCACTTTACTTGAGTATGAAGCATTGAAGTCCACGCGTCATTCCACTGTGTAGTATCTATTTCTGCAGAACCTTTTCCACCAAGAGTTTTATTTAAAGTATCATTAGAAGTTGCACCTAAAAATGATGTTTTAGATATAGAATCTTCTTCCATTGTATCTATTCTTGTTGGGACTACATATGTGCCGAATATTACTCTTCTATCAGTTGCCATTACTTGCTCACAAAATATTCAACTGTTGAAGTTCCACTTGCTGTCTTAACCTTAACAACAGAACTAGTATCAATCTCTGAAGCAAAAGCTTCTCCTTCTGATAGCAATATATGATAATTACTATCATTAAGCGTGACCCAAACATCTGTTGAGCCAGTATTTTTTATAAAAAGAAATTCATGACTACTAGTAAGTGCAGAGGAAGCAGAACTAGTAACAGGAAGAGTTTCATCATAAGTACCAGTAGTAGTTAGGCTGGCAACTGTACTACAATCTCCTGTCAACTTTCTACCACAATCACTATCTAAATAATATCTACCACCAGAGATTACCTGTGCTTGTGGTGTGCAATGATTTTTATATCTTACGTTATATGTTGTTGCCATTATTCGCCCTCATCACTGCTAGGTATTGCAAATGCTTGATCGTATTGCGACTGTAATTTCATCATTTGACCTTGCGTCCATTGATAATTAGTAACTTGTTGCTGTAAATTTTGAGTATATTGCTGAACTTCCCTCCCTACATCTGCATTATATCCTTCTATTTCTTGAGAATACCTGCTAAGTTTTTGAGAATACTCATCTACTTGAGTTCTATAAGTATTAATTGCATTTTGTAAATTAATATCACTTACCTTATTATATATAGTAATCAATCTTTGAACTTCATTCTGAGATACTTGTAAATGTTCTTTTATTTCAGCTTGATATTTAGTATTTGCTTCATTAAATTCATTTACTTGATTTTGCATAGATTGAGAATATGCACTTAAATAAGTATTAATTTTATTTATTTGCGCACTAGCCAACTCTACATCTTCATCGGTCTCTATATAATCCCCAACCTGATCAAACCAATCATTAAAGTCTACTTTACTACTATCACTTCTTAAATCAACCAATTCGCCTCCTGACGCATCAATTGCAGGAGGTGTATATGTCGGTGCGCTACCAAGAGACTCTAAATCTGTAATTGCTCCAATTTCACTATCTATGCTAGTATCATCAGCTGCATTTGTATAAGAAAATGATGGAGCTGATGGAGTATCAGGTGGAACAGCATTAATAGATAATGCAGTAATGCTTGTGTCAGCCATTTTACTATGAAGAGCCTGTATTGATGCATACAATACTACTAGATAGACTTTATCTATTGGAAAATATAATATATCATCATGCCCATGAGCCAGTGCACTACCTGATCCATTCACAGCATCTTTATTAACATAGTAAACCTTAAAGGCATTTGGATTTGCGCCAGGGGTAGGAAAGACACTGATCTTGCCAGCATCACCTATCATATATACTGGATTGGTCGCAGAAGCATAATTTAAACTATCAGTATCTGTAACCTCATATTGCATTGATGGAGATATTTGAGTGCAACCTCTCCACTGATTATTCGCTCCACCTTCCCTTATTACACTAATGATTTTAGCTCCATTCAAGTTCAAACTATCATTAGATGTTGTCTCTGCACTTTCTTTGCCAAACATGTACACATCACCTGGATGTCCTGTGAGCCATCTATTTGTCACATCCATAACTCCATCTTTCAAGAATTGAGATAACTCATCTTGAGTTGGACTAGATGATCCATCTATTGCTATGCCTGTTAATGCTTCTACTTGTAAATGAAACGTTGCCATTTAATTCCTTATCTATAGACCTCACCCACCCCCGAGACAGACAGGAGCTACTCGGAGATGGGCTTGGTCATTTTGTTATTTAGCCATTCTTATGCTGTTGATACAGCTATACCATCACTTCCAGAGCCAATAGCTCTTCCATCTAACTCAACCATATACTTCCCTATGCCAACTACTGTAATAGTAGCTATTGAGTTTTCACCCCATAGAGAGTTTGTGGCTGCGCCAGTTATTGTAATAGTATTATTAGCTGCGGCAGCAGGTCTAAAAACAGTACATCCAACACCTGCAAACCAGCTATTAGCTGCCCAAGTGTTAGAAGATCCAGCGGATATTGTTAAGACACCACTACCTACAAGGCTAACTTGTTGGATGATTTTGATTTGCTTGCCAATATCATCCTCACCTACAGAAGCAGGCAAGGTTACTGTTTTAGCAGCACCATCTAATAAGCAGAAGAAGGTTTTTCCAAAATCTTCATCAGTCATAGCTAATGCAGCTGTGCTATCAGCAATATCAGTACCAGCGGCTTCTCCGAATCCACCATTTAAGGCTTTATCTAAAGCATCACCATCTTTATTTTGACCATACATTGGTATACTCATGTTTTAACCTCCTTATGATGTTTTAGTCCACACAGCATGGGCTTCAGGCATACTGAATTCCATACCAGCTTCCGTTAAGATTAGATCAACCCTGCGGTCAACACCACTATTTTCAAGTGTTTGCACACCTACATAAATAGCAGTATCACGATCTACACCGTTGCCGACCAATGGACGATATTTAGCATACTTCATATTACAAGCAAGGATCTTAACGTGAGATCCGTCCAAGTGAATATTACGTACTAAGTGCATATCTCCATAAACAGTGCTTATAGTACTAACGCCTAATCCGAGTATATTTTTCTTACCAGATACGCTAAGATCAGAATAGTAATTATTGATATTATTACTAGTATCATTACCGATCTTAAGATTTTGAAGTGCATATCCACCAAGCTGATGCAACCAATTGTATACATCTGTTGAGCAGAAAAATACAGTAGCATTACCATTATTGTAACGTGGATCTAAGTAGCTAGACATATCATTTAAGAAATCATCTTGTGATTTGGAAGTAGACCAGCTGAATTGATTACCATAAGAGGTAACAAAATCAACAGCACCTTGAGTATAATTAATACCGCCAGAAGAATATTGGCTTCCAAATAAAAGACTTTGTTCAATGTCCCACTTATGCTCTACTAGCTTTTCTTTCCATACACGAGCCCATTCACTAGAATCATACTTCAAAGAAGTAGCTCTGGCAGTATTAGTCATTGCCATGCTTGTTTTCCAGATCTGAGTTTGCCCGTAACCTGTACTAAACGGTTGGTCTTTCCAAGTTTCAGGATATCCAGAGCCTTCAGCATGTGCAGTACCTACTACATAAGAGCGCTTTGGTTCAAGTTGGTCATGTATTCTTAAGCTAGATATATCTTGAGCATCGATTGCATTATTAGCTGCATAGTAAGAAGCAAGTTCCACAGCTGAAGAAGTACCCTTAACTATAGTAGTTTTAAGTATAGCTGCATTGCTTACACTAGTTGTATCTACACTATCGATTTTTGCTACAAGATATCCATCTAGAGCATCTATTACTCCACCAGAAAAACTAGCACCAGAATCCCCATAAGGAATTTTAACTAATTGATTTGGTAGAAAGAATTGCGGCTGTGTACCAGACGCACCTACTAAGATATCATTTGAAGTATTTCCAAATGTAGTCCCAATATTACCTTCAGACTCATAATCTGCACACATACAAAAATAATATGTGTCACCAGCGTCTACAGCACCTGCACTAACACTAGCATCTGTTCCAGCTAAAGCAGCAGGAGCTGATGCACCATGATTAGTTACATATGCAAAACGCTTATGGTAAGATGGTCTACGTTCAGTAAACTTAAATGATGGATCATCTGTAGGGTTTTTTGACACCATTGACACGAATCTGAAAAACGGATCCTGTGCAATAGCTAATTCAGAAACCTGATCACCGAAGTTATACTTTCGCCTCAGATCGCCAGTATCTAAACCAGATCCAGCAGACGAAGGTGAGTCAACATCGGTAACAGTCAGGTTACTTAATTGAAATAAATCAGACATGATTTACCCCCCTTATTATTGTTATTTTAGACTTCTCGATAATGTACTATCCAAACAATCCGTCAACTCCACCGTCAAGATCCTTAAGTACATCAAGGATTTTGTCGCCTTCAGACTTCTTCACTTCGCCAGCATTATTAGTGCTAGCTTGTGATGTCGGGATCTCACGTACATTCTTCATTTGGCGTAGGGTCTCTTCTTTAGAAGCGTTTGCAACATTTTGCTGGACCTTGTCACGGTTCACCAGATAGAATGCATCGTCTAAAGTCATTCGATGACCTTTCGCCTTTTCCTGAAAATCCTTAAACTGCTCATCAGTTAGTTTATGGCGTTTCTTAAAGTCAACTTCAGCTTTATGCAATTCATTTTTAGCTCTTGCAGCATTGACACGTTGTCTTTCTGCAGCTAAATGTTTTTGCATGCGATTGTTCACTTGTTCATTTACCATATGATTCATAACCTTAGCAGAATCAGAATCAGGATTGGTAACAGCTTCATGAGAATCAAAAACGAAATCTTCATCTAGCTTCAATTTATCTTGAACACTTTGATTGGGCTTACCGCCCTGCTCTAAGTAATCCTTGATATAAGGAATTAGATTTGGATCTTTTTTCATCACCTCTAACAATGGTTGTAATGGTTGGAGCTCCTTGAGCTCGGCATTTAACCTTTGTGCTTCCCGAGAAGAATCGCTGTATCGCTTTTCCCAGTCAGTACTGAGTTCTGCTTGTGTTTCTTCTACGGTTTCTCCACTATTACCAGTGTCCGAGGGGTCCTTAGCTTGCGCTTGGGGAGTTACCTGTTCTTTGTCAGTAGAGTTATCGTGCGTTATCGCACTATTTACGTCATTTTCTAACGCATCAAAGAATGCATCAGTAGAGCTAGATTGATCTTCAGTAGTGCCTTGCATTACTGTTTCCATATCTAGGTTACCCTTTTGCTTCTTATTTTCAGCCATTTCTAGCCTCCTAATTTATTATTGTTTTTGGTTGTCTGTCAAATCTGCAACTTGCTGTTGAAGTTCTTTTCTGAGTTTCTCACTTTCAGCTCTTTCAATTGCTTGAAGAATCTTCTGTTGAGAGTCAGTTTGCAAGTAGCTCTTTTCAAGTTTTGATTTTGTATCGTGAACTTTTTTATCGACCTCGGACGCACCTTGTAGCACCTTGGCTTTAATGCCAGCCTGTACAAGCTGTCTGGTCAATGTTTCGATTGTTCCATCTCTTTCTTTCACTTGTTCCTCCATAGCCGATACTTGCCCCTGTATTTGAGCTAACTGGCTCTTACGTTGAGCAATATTTTGCTTATTTTTTATATCAGTTTCTGCAAGTAACGCTATATCATCTATGACGCCTAATTGCATCAATTGTTTTAATTCTTCTAGATATGCCCATCTATTAATTGGCATTGTAGAGCCTGCAATAAGTCGAACATCGAACTGCGCTGATTCATAGTCCATATACTTACCTACAGCTTTGCCCATATCATTATACATCGGTATATTGATTTCCACTTCTTTAGGCTCTAGCAATGCGTTTGGTTGTATTATTCTAAATACTTTATTGCTAGTATATACGCTTTGCGAATACTGCATCACGCATTTGCCTACCTGTCTAAGTCCTGGTTCTATACAATTATTTAACCAGTATTTAATTCTTCTTGTACCATACTCATCCATTGCAAGCATGCCACGATATGTTTCATGTTGAGTGCCAGTGTCTCCTTGCATTGAAGCATATATGCCCGCCAGATATTCCATATCACCCTTACCTTCTGCCACTATTTGCCCAAAAGCTGAAACAATAGGGGCTGGCATTACAGGTGTAGGAGCTTGAGCACCTGGTCTGATTGGTAATAATGCACCTGGACTACTAGAATACTTTTCCCAATAACTAGTATCTATAGCCCCCTCTTCATGCATCCATCTAAGAGAAGAACCTAAAGATGCATTATGCACCATAAGTTGATGCGCTTTATTCATCTCGCGCTGCTTTCCTATCAATGGAGAGACTGCTGACATGGGATAAGGAGTTCCTGTCCACTTATAATGGAATGGTATTATTGGATATTCAGTTATCTTGTCTGGTAAAAATCTTTGTGATATTGTTTTATCGCCAATGACAATGGTCTGTTGAACCTTATCATCATAAAATTTTACAGCTTCAATTATCATAGCCCTAAAGGTATGATCCTTTTCAAGGACCTTATATTCCTTTTCAGTTACTACTTTATTTTCAACCTTAGAAGCTTCATTCTGCAATTCAGACATTTTCTCTTGAGATGCATTCTGGATCTGTGTATTTATTAGTTCCTGCTCTTTTCTAAGTTCAAGCTCCATACGCTCAGGCAACATCTCACCTTCTTTTACTGCATCTTGCATCTGCTTTTGCTTCTCCAGAAACGATACCTGCATTTCAGCTTGCATTTCCTGAATGTATACTTCCACCTGCTGTTTAATCTGTTGTAATATCTGTTCATCTGGCAGTACCCTGTAAAAGATATTCATATAGGGTAGCTTTATCTTTTCGTAACATTCAAAATACTCCAATAATTTCTCATCATGCTCATTAGATTGCAATGAATTGCGCATATTAGTTCCTGCTTTATGCGTTACTCCTGCCGAATCTACTCCAGAGAATTGAGCTCCACTAGTATGCCCACCTCCCATTCCAGAGATAATATCTTTGTAAGAAAAATCTTTTTGATTTTCATCATATGTCTTGGTAGATAGATTGCCGTGATGATCATTTCTTGCAGATATATTATGAATCTTTCTAGCATTATCAGGGAACTTTTGCTTTAAATGCCCCAATGGAAGAACCTTTTTAATCATTATATATGCAGCATCTCTAAACAATATATCTCTACTTTTAGCATCTACATATACATCAAAGGGATCTGGCTGCTCTAATATAACCTCCCCCATACCTCTATCAGCATTAGCATCTACATTGACCATAACATAACCAACTGACTTAGTTACTGAATCATTAATAGCATTAGAAAGTAAAGCACTACCATCAGAATGATACCAAATATAGTCCGCTATATCAGAAAAGACTGCAGCCACATCAGTATCGCTACCCTCAGCCCCGATAGCTTGCCACCGAGGCCGATTAGCGGTAGCGTAAAAATTTAGCATTTCAACTACAGGTATAATCCTATTAATAGTAAAAGTAGGCATACCTTGAGCTTCTAAAGCTTCTGTCTCTTCAGCACTTAATTGATTATCATTAGCAAAGTCAAAACCTTGCTGATTAATAAATTCCCACTGTTGCCTCAATCCGCTTTCTGCAATCTCAAAGAGATTCAGAATTCTATCGGCAGTCTTATCGTTAATGCCTTTGTATTTACGTTTTCTCTTCCGTGCCATCTTTCTCCTTTATCTTGGCCTTGCAAGAATTACAAACGACAAACTCCCTTGGAGGATGTGCTTCTTGTTCTAATTTAAATAATCTATTCTCAATACTCATAATTCTTTTCCTAAGATTCTCATAATTCATGCTACTACCCAAGATTTAGGTACTGGGGTTTTCTTTGAATACATGCCATCTTTATTCATTTGGATATTAGCATTAGGATGAGCATGCAAACATGCATATGCCAATGCATCAATTGTATCATCATGAGCCATCCTTGGTCCAAAGGTAATAATCTCACGATGCAAATCATAATGCTCCTTTTTAATATGTATCTGCCCTACAGAAAATCTCTGAGCTAATACGGATTGTATCCTATCTCTCTTTGACTGTCTATTTCCAGGCTTCTCTTCTTTGAACTTAACTGTAAAATCATTCCTACGCATCATTTCTGATTGAAGAGCCTGGAAGACTGGACGTGACATAGTAGTATCTTCAATAACAAACAAATCAGGTAGAAACGCTTTATTGATCTCAAATACATGATCAACAATACCCTTTTGATCTTGACCTTGTATACCGAGAACAGGTAAGCCCCGCTGGCGCACATAGTCCAAAACATAAATACGATTAAAGCTATCAACTCCAATTGTAAGTAAGACGGAATAATCACTATCTCTCCTGTTTATGTCAGTAGCAGTATCAACACCTGTAAATACTGTAACTGGCAGTATATCACCTGACTCTTTAATGACATAAGAAATACCATCGCCCTCATTGTGAAAGAATGTTCCATCCCAATAATTGACATGGTCTCTATTGAAAACCGAATGGTCCTCACTTTGGACCTCCATCATATATTCTTGATAGAATTTGTGAGGCTGTCCAGAGTCGGCATAAAACTGTTTTTTTCTCTCTATTTCCTGTCTTCCGAACCACGAATCCCATAAAATATCTCCCTTATCATTTTCCACTTTGTACATAAGTACGTCCCAGGAAAAGTCTTCCCTATTAGCTTTTGCTTTAGCGTGGTTAACAATAAGATTGTTAATAAAACTGTCAAAATGCACAGGTGTGCCATTAACCCTAAGACGACCAGTATGAGGCTCAAGAGCAGGGAAGACAACAGCAGTAATGAGGTTAGCGTTCTTTGACCTAGCCTCTGAAGTAATGGTATTGTTTTCATCTTCGAAGTCATCGAGAACAACGAGATCGTATCTTTTATGCAATTTAGCACCACCCCTGATGCCAGAAATATTTGATTTCGAAATGAGCTTACATCCATTGGAGAGCTCTATATCTGTTTCTGTCCATTTCTTTCCCCTTAAATCTCCGAAGTAGTATCGGATTCTGTCATTTATTTCAATATGGGACTTGATATAATCCATATTCCCAGTAGCCAATTTAGCTGTAGCTGATATCCATCCATAGAAAAATGGCTCATCATCATCAGCAAGTCCCCATTCCTTTCTCATGCCAGCAAAACAGAAGTCTCGCATTATGTCTGCTTTTGTCAAAACCGTCTTGCCATGCCCTCTGGGCATTATAAATGCACTTTGTCTGATTGCTTTGTTATTAATCTTATCTGCTACGGTATAATGAAAAGCTGGGGTCTCTGAGCGTAAGAAGTCGTCTGGCAAAAATAATTTTCCAAAAGATATCAAGTCTTTATATGCAAGCTGCAAGTTTTCCTCTTCTTTGCTTACATTATGGAAATTCACATTAGCCATCTAATATACTTCTTTGTAAGGCTTCCTTTTCTCCATAATCATCCATGTTCTTAAAGCTGGACATTAACTTATCTATGATATTACTCATCTACCATTTCCCTACAGGGCATCGAGCCGCTTTTAACTTTGTTTTCAGTTTCATGAAGCATCCGCATTCCTTGCAAGTGCCTGTTGGTTTATAGAAATGCTCGCATGCTTGACACATCTCCCATCTTGCCTGAGGATCATCACTTACTAGTTTCTTTTTTAGATAACTTGCGAAGTCCTCTATCTGTCCCATGCGATTCCCAAACTGGATGCTTCTTTCCATCCAATGGTCAAGTATGTGTAGCCTTTTCTAGGTTTTGCCATAAATTAACCTTTATCTTCACAGACCCATACGACCTTTTACTTGCTTTACGCTTCTGGATAATTCGTTAATAAAATCTGCATGATCTTGCATTGTCTTTACGACATAGTTCATCCTATCGCTCAATTCTACGATCTTCTCTGAACATTTATCGCAAGATTTATTACTTACTACTGTAGCTTCTTTTTTAGTTTCTTTACTCATATAGATCTCCTATGTCTATCTCTAGTGCTTTCATTTCTTCCATTGTTGGTGCATGTTCTGCCTCAGTAAATGCTGGATTTGTCATTTTCTGCAAATTTTTTGCATCCAAATGTTGAGATATACCATGCTCTTTAAATAAATCACTATTTTGTTGAAAATATCTTATTGCTTCTCCAGTCACTTCATCCATCGTTCCATCCTCTGGAATAGTATTGAGTTTTAGAATGTTGGATATAGTATTCAAGTTCTTCTGTATTGCAGATACTTGATTGCGATTTCCTAGATCAGCTGCTCTGATCTGTTTATCTAGACTAATTACAAAGGCCTGTTCATCATCAATTGCATAAGAGCCTTCTCTACCATATGCAATGCTTCTTCCATCCAAAGTTATAAAATTAGGCATCTCCTTCTCCTAATAATTCTTTTCTATCCTCTATCACTTCAGCATCCTCTGGTAGAAAGCCTTTAAATACTGCACCGCCAATAGCGGTTATTTCTTTCTGTGTTTCCTTTAAGCCCAATATGTCTGCTAGTTCAAACAAAGCTTTTAACTTATCAGAATCCTTTTCTCCAGATGAAGCTATATCTTTTATTCCTGACAATACAAATGAACTGTCTATATTAAGCTTCTCTAATACTGGCTTCAGTTCCGTTTTCATCGCAGTTCTAATCCTCTCTTGTTTTAGTAATAATGCTGCACTGCCCTTTGCATAATCTTTACTCTTAGCATGAAAAGCTTTTGAATAAGCTTCTATATGCTCCATTCCTTGAGAAACAAATAATGCAAACAAGCGTTCTCTCACTGTCAGTCTAGCTCTTGTTTTGACAGAATCCTCTGGATGCTTACCAGAAAAGCTATATATATTAGCTCTTCTCTCTGTATCCATAGTAACTGTGTCCCTACATACAAAAGTACCTGTACAGGTACCTATATATTTAACTGGCTTTTGCTTTCCTGGCCTTTTTAATCGACCTTCCCTTAATACCTGAATGTAACATTCATCATCAGCTTTCACCCAATCACCCATTTCAGCATCTCTCCAATTATCAATATAGTGAAAGTCTTCAGGTAGCTCACCCTCATGATCATAGACTTGATGCTCTATGCCGCTAACTTTAAAAGTTCTCAAGCCTCACCAAGCCCATTTTCATTAATCAGCTTTATAAGTTCTTCATCGTCAAAATACTCATCATCCAATTCCATCTCCATCTCTACAGGCATAACACCTTCAGGAAGTTCCTCTTCTATATGCTCTTGAATATACTCAACCTCTTCTGTCCGATCATTATATGCGATTATCAGATGATATATCTTCACTTCATTCCTTTCCTCTACTTACGCTTATTAGTGAGGGCCTTAGCCCGAACGCTCTGTTGCATCTTAAGCGTAAATACAGTAACATATTTTACATACTTTTAGCGATATGATGCAAATCAGCTAAGTCCTTTAAAAACAACATTGAAGGGTGCTTGCGATAATTTCGTAGAAATTGAGTAAGCAATCCAAACCCCTAGGGGTTTGTGTCTTCAACATCTGCAGATTCAGACTCGACCTTTTCTTTAATGAACTTGTCAAATGCATCCTTAGTTCCTGTGAAGTCTAGATAGTCAGTTAAAAATTCGGTTATAGTTCCTACTTGGCTTTTGATAGCCATAACGTCAAATCCTAGTCTCTGGATGACTCTTTGGAAGTCTTTGTTCGTTGGCTTTGTTCTTTTTGTTTTCAATGCAATCTCCAGTTAAGTGAATGTGATCTACATCACAATAGCTTGGACAGGTGTAAGATCCCCCTGGGCAATATTCTAGATAGATTTCTCCATACCACATTACCCCCGCGAAAATTAAGGCCAGGAGGATATTTCCCACTAGTTAATTCTTCCTAGTGAATATCCATGCTCCTATATTCAGCATTGCGATAGACAGTATAATCACTCCAGCACCGAGCATATAGTAATACATATTTATTATCCCCATGCCAAGATTAAGCCATCTGATTGATTGAAAGATTTCATCTCTTTTCATTTTCTCACCAAGCAATGCAAGGCCTTTAAGAAATTCAAGTATGCTAGACCAAGCACGCATTTACGTCCCCTTTGATTATAGGTAAATATATATGGATTGCGTTAACTTTGCAACTATGTGAGCTACATCACAAATAAGGAGGAGAAGTTTCAAAAATTGGGGGATTTTAGTGTGTGACTAGAATTCAAACACCATCGGGTATGCACGGGTTTTTCTTGAATAGAAACTCGTTAACTTTCAATTAAAATAGGAGACATTACAATGAAACATTGGTTCTTAGCAGCACTCAAATGGTCTGAAAAAATGGGTCAACCATTCTACTCTACATCCTTGCGTACTTACGAGGCACCAAACAAGTCTGGACAGCAAAGGGTGATGCAACCTGCAAAGCAACAAGTAGATGGTGCACCACAATGCCAAGTCTACTTCGGCAGTGGAGTTGAAGACCACCAGAGAGCCGACAAATTCGCATACATCTACACAGGTCCCGAGACAAAGGACAACTACATCATGTCCGAGGACGAGTACAAGGCGTCTGCTACCCGCAAACCTGAGACGAAGACTGCGAGCACAGCCTCTGCGAAGACAACATAGGGGGACATTTCGTCCCTTCTTTCTACTACATAATAATGCCGTAGACTCCATACTAGACACAGGGGATATCTTAACAGACGTCCCCTTGTCTCTTACCTATCAATCAAAGAAAGGAATAATATCTTGAATAAAGACAAACAGACTCACTGCAAGATAGATGGCTGTAACAACCCTATCAGTGACCTTGAAGATGGCTGGCTGATATGCGACATACATCTCAAAGAAGATGCTTTGGCGAAGGAGAAGGATGAATAAAGAGCAAAGAGAATGGTATGTCAATCATGTAATGAATAATACAATTAATTCTATTGGTGATTGGCTTAGACTAAAACCTTGGTTAAAGAAACTACTATGAAGATATTGAAAAGACAACGACATCCTAACTTGAAAGACTATTTAATTTGCATGTTGTATTCTATCTGTAGATTAATAGAATCTATCATTGAACTTGTAACGCTTGGGATGTACACAACAGAGCTCTATGATTATGTAACATTTGAGCTATTTGAAGATTAATTCTACCCGAGTGGATAGATGTATCGGTAAGGTCACGATCCTTGCTTATACCGCTGGTTTTGGGCTTAATACAGCTATTCACTCACTAAATTGAGAGAGTTACGAATCTCACAGTAGTCTTAAGGAGTTTTGGCTACTAAAACCACCATCCGTTAATAGGTCATGGTTAAATCCAGTTCACAGCCTTAAGAGTGGTCTCTCTCATTAATTTCAACCTATCACAATAAACATAAGGAATAGAACCTTGGAAATCAATCTGAAAAAAGAAAACTGTATCAACATTGTTAAGGGTATAATGCATCTGATAAACAGTCAGAAGCTCTTACTTACCATACTTGATGAAACTCAAGCTGAAGTAGAAATAATGGAAGAGATGAAAGCTAATGCAGAAGAAGCTGCAATTATCATTATGTCTGCTTCTGCTACTCTCTTGGAATTGAAGCCAGATGAGCTTGAGGTCTTGATAAAGATTTCAAATAATGAGCTTATTAATGGCTCACCTTCCTCTGCTTTGCAAGATCTTAGTAAGGTAATGGGAGTATGAATTTATTTATCAGTAAAGCAATATGGAAGCATTATGCATTGCAAATAGCTCTTGAAGACCTTGTTACTGTCTTTGGCTTTGTAGATGAAGAAATTATTACGGATAAATCTATCAACACTAACGAGTGCTCAGAATCTGAGTATCTCTTAAAATAAGGAGACTATAAATGTCACTACAACCTATCAACCCTAAAATTAAACTTCAAGAAGGAGATACTTTCATGATCTCCAATCTTGATCCTGACTTAGCTAAAGATATTGAACTATGCCATAAGTTCGGTGAGTTAATGGTAAGAAATCTGCGATCAGGATTTGATCGTGATGCAATAATGTCAGATCTTAAAGGTATGATTGGACTTGTTTCTTTCACTATTTATGAGAAATTTGGTGAAGTGTATAATGTAAAAACTATACCCGATCAACCAAAAGAACGTGGTGATACTATTGATACTGAAGGTTTAGTAGGTCTTGAAATCAATATTAGAGAGTCAACAATAAGAGTTCAAGATCTTCCTTCAAAATATCTGTTCAATCCTTCTTCAGTAGAGGAAACAATAGATAGTCTATTGGAAGTATCAGGTGTGAAGAGGAGCGATGATGATTGATATTATAAATGAAATTACGCTCTTTATCATTCGCAATCCAATTGAATGGACAGTGCTCATTGCCATCGTTATGATGGTGGTGGGCGCTGGTCTTGAATCAGTATTGCACCTACTTCATAACAATATGTACGATTGTGAAGAATGTGATACATCTTTCTTATATTCTAATGACAAAATCTCACAAAGTGGGTTTATCATGTGTTCTAAATGCTGGGATAAAGAAGTTACAACAGAATATAACAGAGGCAGGAATGATAAGCTGGACTATTTAGCTGGAATAAAGAAAACTATAACGGAGGGCTAAGGCCCTCCTTCACTAAATCAACAGGAGATAATATGAACTATCAATTAATGAATCTTATTGAAAATGATCCTATTGGATCAACACTAAAGTCAAGAGGAGGTGTCCGTAATAGATGGAGGCACTTTGTATTTCTGAAAATAAAGAAAAATACAGTTTGGGCATTAGATGCGGCTTCATATAAAAGCTTCGCTGATAAGGAAGGATCTTGGGAGCGTGGTTTTGACAAGGGACGTAGAATATGCATATGTAATCCTGATGGTGTGCACTTTATATTAGATGAAAGACCAAAAGGAGAATACAGTACTTCTGTCTTAAATCATCCTGTTTATTATACTTGGGATATGGATGCATTTTTTAGCTTAAACCTACTATATGGAGTGTATATGCGCTTCATTGACGGCACTCCAATATTACAATTAGATGGCAAGAGATGTCTCGTTCAAAGAACTATGTCTTTTAATTGGAAAGGAGAATTAACAACTCCTATTACCAAGAAAGCAAAAGTAGCTTATCAAAAATGGGATAGAGCGTCTAAAGATCGTAAAAATGCTTTGGCTAGAGCGAGATATGCTCAGAATAAAGCTGAAAGAATCTTTAAGAAACATAAAAAGAATGGTACTTTAAGTGAATGGGATGCAAAAGAGGTATTTAATTTGCAGAATGCTCAAGTAAGACAACAAGCTATTGAAGAAGTTGGCCTTGCAAGAGTTTTATCAAACTTTGAGACTAAAGTTCTTGACAAATCCCGCCACTATGAACTTATTCAAGTGCTTATTCCCTCTTTCTCGACTAAAATGTGGGGCTCATTACATCCTTCAAGAGAGAAATGGGCTACATATCTTAAAATGGTAAATCCATCTACTGGTGAAATTCATTTAGAAGGAGTGCCACTTAAAACTGATAATAATACAGATTATATTCCAGAAGAAACTGTAAAAGGTGCTTTAGCATGGAGAGATGGTGAGAATGGAGATCCAGCAGACTTTAACTCAAGAGTTGATAGAGTAACCACTGCATCAAATTGGAAATATAATAAACCAAATATCATAACGTAGGAGATAATGATGGGATTTGATTTATACGGACTTAATCCAGTAACTATGTCACCTGATCCTGAAATATCATTAGACGAATTCTTTAATCTTAATGAAGAAGAGCGTCAAGATAATATCATAGCTGTCAGTAAATACAGAGATGAAAATCCTGGTGTATATTTTAGAAATAATGTCTGGTGGTGGCGGCCTTTATGGGAATATACTTGCAGATTGGCATTTCGTATCTTTGATGAAGACGATATAAAGGCAGGTAGCTACAATGATGGTCATGAAATCAGTAAAGATAAAGCTGATATCATAGCCAGGAGATTAGAAGACAGTATAGTTAACGGTTTTGCAGAAAAATGGGAGAAAGATAGAAATGCAGAATTAGATAAGATGGAACTGGAAGTATGCGATTTATGTGAAGGAACAGGAAGCAGGAATAAACCTCCAAAAACAGGCGCTGGTACACATATGGAATGTAATGCTTGTGATGGTAAAGGTAAGAGAAAAGCATCTGCGACTCACTATCCTTTTTCTGTTGAGAATGTAAGAGAGTTCGCTCGTTTCTGTAAACATTCAGGTGGTTTTTCCATCCGTTGATAGGTAGTGCAGCTTAATAGGCTGGAGGACATGAGGGGGGAGTGAACGGCAATGCTACGTTAAGCTCCCCCTTTATTGCAACTATTAATAAATAAAGGAGAAATCATGTATGACATCATAGAAAAATTATGCAGTTTAAATAGCATAACAACAAGATTGCTAGTGTGGATAATCTTAATAACATTCACTCTAGTAATATGGTATTTAATACTATCACAAATAACATGGAGAACATAATGAAACCTAAAACAGCACTTCGCTACTCAAGCGCAACTAAGAAAAATGCATTGTCATTGATTTCTAGAGGTTGGTTAATTTCAGAGATAGCGAAAAAACATAATACAACTATTGCTACTATCTATGCTTGGAAGAAGAAGTATCCTCATTGGGTAACTTTGAAAAATCAAGTTAATGGTGTTTTAACTAAATCAGAAGGCAAAAAAGCTATCAAGACTCCTAAAAAGAAAGTCAATACTGTGACTATTAAGTTAACAGGGAAGTTTGCTGATGATTTAGCTAAGCAAGCAAAAGAAGATATTAGAACTTTGGATGCTCAAGCAAAATACTATATCTTGAATGGGATAAGAAACCATCACGGTATACCCTTTTAATCATGACTACACAGGAGTTTAAACTTCTCCTGGAAAATGAAATCATGCCTGCCATAAGCAGTATGAGAGATGCTGGACAGAAAGAATATGCACAAAATGTTGATGAAATATTTGCTAATTTCCACAGAATAGCAGAAGATATGGGCATTAATAGGAAGAAAGTATTAATGACATATTGCCTGAAGCATATAGATGGAATTAATGCATTTATTAAAGGTCATAAATCTCAAAGAGAAGATGTGACAGGACGCATAACAGACTGTATAGTGTATCTCATGCTCTTATGGGGCATGATTAAAGAAGAACGGGAGAAGCAAAATGTTTGAAGATATCATAAATAATGAAAAAGAGTTACTTGCTACTCTAGAGACTATCAAAGATCTGATTAATGAACATAATATATTCCCTTTAAAAGGAATGATGGATCAGATAGATAAGCTTATTGAGCGAAGTAATTTAACTATAGCTGGATTAAATAAAATACAATCAAAGGAGAATAACAATGAACATACAAGGTAAATATCAACAAGGTGATGTGGTGCTTTATAAAGTATCTGAAGAGGATTTCGATAAAGCAAGGTTATATCATAGAGATAAAACTCATCATAGAAGAGCCGCTCTTGCATATGGTGAAGAAACTGGTCATTGTCATGCTATTTATATGAAAGATATGCTGGATAATGCCGAAGTAACATTATGCAAATCACAGACCTGGTCTAGAGATAATGAAGGCTTAATTGTACATAACAAACCTGTCCAGTTAAAGCATGAAGAGCATAACACTATAACATTAGAGCCTGGATACTATCTTCAACGAATTGTTAAGGAATATGATCATATTTCAGGCATAACCAGAGGAGTGATAGATTAATGGCAAAACTAACAAGTCAACAACGTGATTATTTTACAAAACGTATTAACGATCAATTCGCAACACACCTTGGACCACTTGAAAAGAATGCTGCATTAAAGAAAGCTGATTTTGTCAACGAACAGTTCGATATCTTCGTGGAAAATCTTGGTATAAAGAAAAACCTGGAAGATCTGCAAGAAGCATTAATGCATATCCAAACAGCAAGACAAGCAGTTGCAAACATAATGAGTAATCTATGCAAACAGTATGATATTAAAAATTCATCATATGGAAGTGATAGGTATGAATGGAATTGGTCTGACTATAGAGACGACATGATTGAAGTTAAAAATAAGCTAATGGAAATGTGCAGGAAGGAATGTGAAGAAGCATTCAAGCAGTTTCCTGAAGGTGTTGAGATTGAGAAGCTTAAATCTAAGAAGCGTGAAGCATTAGATTATATCATGGGTTATGACCAGTCTAAAGAACTTCTTGATGGCTTATCTGTGGTATTAACAGGTAGTGGAGTTGCAATGCTAGAAGAATATAAGGAGGCTAAATGAAGATAGAATGGAATTATGATGATGTGGAGCAAGATATAGTATCAGTTTATCTGAAGAAACATTGCATCGGATATTTTAAACTTACAGATGATAATTTTAGAATAATAACAGATGGAATGAATACACCAGAGATTAGTATGATCGTTTTAAGTCAGATCGTAAGTGAGTATCCTGATGCTATTAAGACTGCTGGTAAATACATGCTATCAGCAGAAAATGACTTTGTCGAAGAGGGTACAATGCAGTAAATTTACCCTATCCAATGGAACTAGATGTATTAAACTTTATAATCGAGACGTACGAAGATACGATTGATCGCCTTGTCACTATAGGAGTCGGTAATGAAACCGAATTTGGCAATATTGTCACAGACAAGATGATGAATACTATTATCGACCGTATGAATACTCTCAAGATTAGAAGAATGCATCTCCTCGATTACTAAACCTAAGGAATAAATATGAAAACTCTTTATCTCGATTTCGAGAACGGCTACAAGTCCCTCGGAAGTAAAGAAGACATCTCTAATATTTTTGGATATCCAATGCTTCAGTATGAAAATTGGAATGATTTCAAAGTACTGCTTGGTAAGATATTTGACTATAAAGATATTGAAGAGGTTGTCAAAGTAGGTGAACTAGAAATACCCCAAAGATATAAAAAGTGGGTACGCAGAGACGGAGTAGATATAGACTGTATAGTCTTAGATACTGTCACTGAACTAGTTAAGAAATACCAAAGAGCTCTGGCAGGACCTGCTAAGAAGCTAAAATTACAACAATGGGGCGAAATGAAAGCTGAATTAGATGCATTCTTTTCCCTATTAAATGCAATCCCTATCTCAATGATCTGTAATGTACACGGCAAACTCAAGGAAGATAATGATGAAGGCGTGTTAAAGGTAATGCCAAATATTGAAGGCAGTACCAAAGATGATCTAGGTAAGTGGTTTGACTTTGTATTATACACTAAAGTTGTTAAAGACGAGAAAGGAAATCGTCATTACAAGTGGGTAACAGCTCGTGATGAGAAATATTGTCACGCCAAGGACAGAAGTCAATCATTACCAGAAGAGATGGAACAAGATTACAGTGTTATAACTAACATTGTAAAAGACAAAGGCTGGGATGGAGCTAAGATATTAATCATAGGAGATCCTGGCAGTGGAAAAACCTTAAGCTTAAGAACAATAAACAAAGGAGTAAATAATGCTAAAACTGGATCTAAGTAAGAAAGGTACAGCAGTCTTCCCAGAAGGCTGGGCAGAAGTTGTTATAAATGATGCTGTAGATGGTGACTATAACGGAAATCGTTATATTGATCTATTCTTTAAAGATATGCCAGATACATTGAAATGTAGAATATGGTCAGCAAAGAACACAAAAACAGGTGAGGAATTTGGTATTGCCAATTTATTTCACCATGCGTGGGCTGGAATAAAGGTAGACGAAGCCACTAATACTGCGACTATAGATGATAATGCACGTCATCTAAAGGGTAAAACTGTAAATGTATTCTTCTATAAAAATGAAGATGAATTTACTGATGCAGTAGGTCGTATCGCTCCAGTAGAAAGTGAGAATTTTACAGAAACTGATGTAAAAGCTCTTAAATCTAGTGTAGAAAGATACCACAAAAGACGTCACACTACAACAACTAGTACAAATGGGACTACCGAGACAGCAGCAGTGCCATTTTAATTAGCTAACAAATAACGATAGCGGAGGGGGATGGTTGTTTCTGTTATCCATTCCCCTTTTGCTTTTAGAATAAGGAGAGATCATGCCAAAGAAAGTAAAAGAAATAATGCCTACAGTTAAATCCTTAATTGAAGAAGATCCTTCACTTGCTGATAATAATCCTAGGTTAATAGCTAATTTATGGTATCAACGATTGAAAGAAATGGGAGTTGTTGAGACTTATCCAGATACTAAATCAATACTTAGCTTTATAGTAAGCGGATTACCTAGTGCCGAAAGTATAACTAGGGCATCCAGAAAGCTTCAGATGGATAATCCTGAGTTACAGGGTAAGGAATGGAAGAAGAGGCAAGCTTACTCTAAAACTTACAGGAAGAATATCAATAAAATAGTACCTAAACCTTGTAAGGAAAGTACCAATAAGATAACAATGCATCCTGATTATGTAGCTCTTGTAGAAGATGAATTATTGGAGAAGCCATGATAAAGGAAATGGCATTTAGCTTATCTAATAGATTCAATTTTGTCGAATCATCACAAGTGCCTCAGTGGTATGGAACTAACAAAGATACTTTCATGAGTCTGTATGACTATGATGAATATGTGAAGAGCTTTGTTAAATCTAATAAGAAGCTATCTGGATTTGATGGGAAGATCTATATCCCTGCTGAATTCCTCCTTGATATTGATGGTACGGATGTCGATGATGCAAGGCAGAAAACTATCGGTCTAACATTAGCTTTGCATGACTTAATGATACCTTATAATGTTTATTTCTCTGGAACTGGATTCCATCTTGGAATACCTCAGGAAGCATTTTTATGGCAAGGTGCTAGAGACTTGCACCTGAAAGTAAAAGATGCATTAACAGAAAAAGGAATCTTCGAGTTTGCTGATCCATCAGTAACAGATAAAACACGTATTATCAGACTGTTAAATACTAGAAATAGTAAATCCAATCTATATAAAGTGCATATTACACAGCAGGAATTGCATTTGCATCCTGAAGAAATAATCCAACTAGCTAAGAAGCCAAGAGAGATTGAGGTAAAAATATTAGAATGCAATCCAGTATTTGATGTCACTATACGTAAAAAAGAAGCTATTAAAATACAATTGAAAAAGCCTTTACAGGGTGAGCAACCTGATTTGCATCAATATCCATGTATTCAAGCAATGATGGGTAATGTTAATCCTGGATCTAGGCATGCTGTAGCTTTAAGGATCTCAGCGCATTTAAGATGGAGATACCCTAAGCCTATTGTAGATATTGTAATGGATCATTGGAGAAAGACTGTTGATAAAGATGGTGATTTTCCTGCAAAAGAAATGGACAGATTGGTAGATAGTACCTATAATGGTCATGGCGGTCAAGGAAATCGTTACGGATGTAATGATGCTATCATGGATAAATATTGCCAATCAACATGCAAGCTATTCAAAGCAAAAAAGAATCAGAATGCATTAGACTCAACTGCTATGGAAAAGCTACTAATGGAATTCATTCAATCAGATATAGAACCTATTGATATAGGAGCTCTATATGGAAAGAAATTTCCTATCTATCCAGGAGAGGTGGTAATAGTTCAAGGTCCACCTAAGTCTATGAAAACCATGCTGTTACAGAACTGGCTTAATGGATTAAAGAAAGAAACATACTTCTTAGAGATGGAAATGTCTCCTCGTCAAATGATGTTAAGATTTGCTATGATGGAAACTGGAATGTCAGAAGAAGAGGTTACAGATTCCTATAGACAAGGTGTTAGCATGAATGATAAATTTAAATGGCTTACAATTGATTTCAATCCTTGTAGATCATTTGAACTAAGTAAGAGGATAGATATGCAGCCTACCAAGCCCGAAATAGTTGTAGTAGACCATATGGGCTTATTTCATTCAGCGCATAAAGATAACAATATGAAAGTGGAAGAAGCTTCTCAAGCGTTAATGGAGCTTGCAATACAAAAGAATCTTGTTGTATTTGCTGTATCAGAAATAGGTAAAGAATCCTTTAGGGAAGGCCAGAATATTGCATCAACTAGAGGTTCATTCCGTGTTGCATATAATGCAAATAAGATAATAGGTGTAACTGGACGAAAGAATGAAGATGGATTGCTTAAGCATGTAGATGTAATGACTATAGCTAATCGAGAAAGAGAATCTCTAAATATGAGGTTTGATGTTGATAATGTAATACTGAAACCATCAAAAGAAAAGATCACTAAGCCAACAAATAACCAAAGGAGAGTAATAAATGCAGAGATCGCTAGCTGATATTAGCAGAGACCTACTTATAGCTAAGACAGAATATGAAATCTTTAAAGAAGAAGATTTACAGAAACGTATTGATGAACTTAGGGATGAGCAGGCAAAGAAGGAAGATGGGATATATTTCTTCTATCAAGACTTTGATAAGGAAATAGAAATATTTGACCATCAAATAAAGAAAGCGCAAAGATACGTAAAGTTCCTGAAAAATGAGCAAGAACGTATTAAGGGATATGTAGTAAGTCAATTCCAGCTTACTAATAAGTTACCTAAACACAGTGCTTTAAACCCTTTAAAGGTACGAGAATCTCAAGGAGCTGTAGATATAATTGATGAATCTAAGATCCCTGAGCAATATTGGGTTGAAGTAATCACTAAAAAGCTTGATAAGAAACGTATACTTAAAGAGCTAAAAAGTGGCAATGAAATCACTGGAGTCAGACTAATAAAGAAAGACTTCGTAACAGGACTTAAATAGGAGAAATAATGCAAACTACACTAGTAAGTAGCAATATAGTAGATGAAGGATTCCTTTCTACTATCGAATTACCAGAAAAAACAAAATCATATGTACCAGTATCGCATTCAGACTTTGTCGATAATGTGAAAGATATTGCGTCTAGGATGATGCCATCACATGAATTGCATGTAGAGAAGTATGGCATAGCTAGAGATGGTAAGCAAATGTTTGGTACATTAACTTATAAACAGGTTCTAGATTCATCTTTAAATCCTATTAATGATCTAGGTTTAAGTATAGGAATAAGGAATTCTTATGATAAATCTATGTCATTAGGCATTTGTAGCGGAGCGTCTGTATTTGTATGTGAGAACCTAATGATGAGTGGCGAAATTGTTGTAATGAGAACGCACAGAGGTCGTATATTAGATGAGCTAAAGGGCTTGATCTTTAATGCTATAGCCAATGCTGAAGGAAAGTTCCATACATTGCACTCTGATTCACTAGCATTTAAGAGTGAGGATTGCAATAATGATATGGCATTTGGCATGATAGGAAGGTTATATGGAAGAGGTGTATTGCGTGAAAGACAATTGCCAGTAGTTAAAAAGGAATGGTTAAATCCTAAACATGAAGCATTTTCCGACAGAAATGCATGGGGACTATACAATGCATGTACAGAAGCATTAAAGACTACTCCACCTATGTTTAGAATGAACAATCAGATTAAATTGCATGAACAGTTTAAATCTGAGTTTGGCATAGCATAAAATGGAACCTGATTACAAAGCTGCATTTAATATTCTTATGGATTATTGGAATTTCATACCAGATGATGAAAAGCCATTAGTTGATCAAAGGTTAAGGTTAGTTATAGATAATTATGGCTATGAACCTACTACTGCTGATGAGTATAACCAGGAATGGCTAAATAAAGAGCAAGAAGGGGCATTAGAGGAGATATCTAATGATTCCCAGAGTGCACCATTACATAAGATAAAAGAGAGCTTAAAACGCTTAAAAGATGAATACGGCTTTGGAGTGCCAGATTAGTCTTTTCAATAGACGGAAAAGAAAGGTTACGCTTCACCTTAAGCAAGCAGACAAGAAAATCTCACAAGAGGTTAGAGATAACGAAGGGGAGAGGTCGGATATGCGGAAACCGAGACACGTAAGCATTCTCTCCCCTTTAATTCAATCTGGAGTTAATACCTAATAGAGGTATATCGTAAGATTTAAGGAGATAAATAATGAGGATTAGGAAATACCACTTATGGGAAGCGGGTAGTAAGAAAACTACCAGAGAGCACATAAGGAAACTTGACGACAGAATTAGCAAGTTAGAATCTGTTATAGAGCAATTAACAAAAGAACTTGGCTATGCTATCACTATTGAAGATTTTGATAGTGGTTGGCTTGAAATAAAGAAGGTGAAGAAATGAGAATGTGCCCTAAATGCAATATAGAAAAGCCTAAAGATCAGTTCTATCAATTTGGTGCTTTTAAGCATAATCTATGCAATCCATGTAGAAAGGAAAAGCAGAATGTATATAACAGAGCGAGAGCTCAAAAGCTGAAGGCATCATCATGGTAAAGCAAATAGAATGTCTAGCAAACTTAAACCTTAATGAACACGGGGAGTGGGCCTTGCCTTTTCAACCTACTCCCCACCCCACCCATGAAAGAATTATTACAAATGGTACAGAGACTGATGAAAGAGAATGAGGAGCTCAAAGAAAGAGTTGCTATCCTGGAACAGATTCTGCATTCATACTTACCTACCATAGAACAAGATTAAATCGTGTTAGTTGTTCATGCTAACTCCTAAAGCGAGCATTGGGTCTTTCCTATTTTTCCTAGTGCTCGCAAAAACTTCTTGTATCCTACTAAATATCTTTCCTAAACTAAGATACCCTTAGACTATTCAAATGAAACGATTAGAGGCCCTTGGCCTAAAATATCACACTGAATGCAAGATGTGTGGTACTAAGAAAGAAAAACAAAAGCTTTACAATCTTTACCCACATCCAGCTGCTATTAATTTGCTTGTCGATACATCGCCTATAGCTATATGTGTGAAATGTGTAAAGCGTGAACTTGGAACTAAAAACCTAGAGGAACTTCATGAGTTGGAAAAAGTTAGGTAATGGATGGCTCAATAAGAATGAGAAATCTAATGGCCAGAATAATCTCCCAATGTTTACAGGAGACATAAAGTTTAGCGAAGACATACTCGCTGGAGATAAGGTAAACATAGCAATGTGGCGTAAGGTTAAATTCGGTAAAGAATCATTTAGCCTTGCCGTTAGCATTAACACAGACAGACCAAAAGATACAGAGGATATGAAGAAGGATGCCAAGTCCGAAATCTTCTAAAGCAAAAGGTCGAAGACTCCAAAACCTGGTACGAGATAAGCTACGGGCTGCATTTGACTCTTTGCTCGAAGAGGATGATATAAAGTCGCAAATAATGGGCATGACAGGGGAGGATATCGTTCTCTCGCCTGCAGCTCGTAAGCTTATTCCTTACAGTATTGAATGTAAAAATGTAGAAAGACTTAATGTCTGGAAATGTATTAAACAAGCTGAAGATAATGTGCAGAAAGATTGCAATCCAGCATTAGTAATTAAAAGAAACCAACAATCACCCTATATATTAATACCACTTGACGAATGGATATCTATAATCCAAAAAAGATAGGAAGAAAAGCTACATCAATTAATGATCAATTCTGGAAAGAATCTTATTTCATTCATTCCACGCTTGAAGAAGCATTAGAGCAGGAAGTTGATTCAGAAATAATCAGGATATTAAAAAATCCAAATTTGTTTGTAGCTACTAGTTAGCTATCTTTTTCATAAGAGCTGGACTTTCTTTAATGATTGCTCCAGTAACAGGCTCTGGCCATAAATAACCAAGCATACCTTTAGCTTTATATTTAGCTGCATCTTCCTCATTACCTGCAATTAATGCAAATAATGCGAATGCATCGTATAAGAAGCCTGCCCCTACGCCTGCACCAGGTAGAGACCTTATGTGATAAGCTATTAATCTCTCGAGATCTTTAGCGTCATCCCATGGATCATCTATATCATCTGACATGGCGATTGCGGCTAGTATTGGTAGCCATATTAATGCAGCTATGGGAGATCCTGCGCCTCCTAGATTGCGAGCACCTAAGAGATAAAATGCACTTCTTGCTACATCAGGTAATACTGGTAATACGTACATTGATTGCATTAATCCTTCTATTAAGAAGTGAGTAAGAAACCATCTCTTCAGTCTAAGGACCTCAGGTTTTGAATTTGCTAAGACGTCATTGTTTCTCCATATATCTCTAAACATAAGCTTTATGGTTGCAGACAGTTTATTATCTGCATTAACTGCGTCTAAAGCATTCTTCCATAATTCTACATCAGATGCTGCTTTTTGTGACTTCCATACAGAAAACTGACTAAATAAAGATCCCAATGCACCTCTATATGCCTCACCTACACCTTGTCTACTCATGCTAAAATCAAATTGCATATTTGTAGCAAGCCTACCATAGTAAATGGCCAAATCTCTATCTCGGCCAGTCAATTCCCACATATTACCAGAAGGAATTTCTCCAGCTTTTTGTGCATTTTGCACTCCTAGTATAAAAGAAATGGAACGTATATGCTGTTCCATATCGGACATAATTCCTGCCCTACCAAAATGCTTCCTTATATTCCTTACAATATCTTCCCCTCGCTTAGCAAGAATTAACATTGAAGGGTTCTCTCTCACCATATCTCTCAATATAGCTTCGTTGTTGATAGCAAAGTTTGTAATTTTATTCGTTATTCTTTGAATCTTTTCCTGCCTTAATTTGGCATCGAATTGTGAAGCCTCTTCCTGATCTAATACGTTTTCCCACTTTAGCTTTACTCCCCACAGCTTTGTAAGATTCTTCTTCAATATATTTTCTGCATTTTTAATGCTAGTACCCTTATTCCGTCTATCAAAATAAGATAGATATTCAGCAACCATCTTGTTGATATTATCTCTCTCCATTTCCATTGCCTCAAGTTCCTTGACAATAGAGTTAGTAAAGAACTCATTAAATAAAGTCACCCCAGACTCTTCAAGCATAGGCGAGAGTGCATCCTTATTTTGGGTATAATATTTTGATGCATCTAAAAATGATCCTAGACCTGACTTAACTACTTTCTCAATATTTCCAAAGGCTTGCCTTATAGCGCTAGTAGGTCCAGATAACATTAAATTGAGAAATTTTCTATAAATCTTTAAGCCTCTTACCATTCGAGGGTTTATATTTTGATCAGAGAGGTCCATTCCAAACATTAATGATCGTGCATCCTTCCTTCCCATTGTAGCTTTATATAAAGAGGAGAATGCATCTGATACTCCTGGCATATCTGTCATAGACATGGCCGTTATTAATGCGGCAGTAAGATTGTTTCTCTCTATGTTACGAGCTGTATGCTCTAAATAAGATCTAAATACACCGCGATCTGTACGAGACTTAAGAACATCAAAGGCATTACTAACATGCTTGAAGTGCTTAGCTCTAGTACGAGTGACCATTTTGTCTCCATCTAATGCATCTTCATCTGTCTCTAATAACTCTTCTTTCATTGCTTTTTGGTTAGCAATAGACGTCTTTAATGCATCTTCCTGAGCCTCTAATTTCACTAGTTCATCACCTGTAACAGCTGTTTTCGCATCTTGGATTTGGCTTAAGGCGTATTCCATAGAATCAATAGCGTCTTCTATAATGAAAACAAACTTTTCTGGCATATAGATATAAGGAAAGTAGAACTTCTTATATGTAGCCATATCTCCCATCATTGGCTTAAATGGTTGCTCTAACGACCACTTAGTAAATTCATTTTCTAACATTGCTAGCCTGGATATATCTTCATGAGACCATATTATATTCCCCTGCTCATCATGTAGCTTTCCATCTACTATAGCCCTTTTCAATTGTTCAACGCTTTTCCCTGGGAAATGAGTCCTTAATGCATTTAATACCCTTAGGAAGCTCTCTTCAGATTGAGATTTAAAATGCTCAAATGCCTGATCCATAATAACTCTAGCTTCTTGTACGTATTGATCTAATTGTGCGAGCATTGTACTTGTAAGTGGAGGCATATTCATTATCATATCTAGGGTATCATATCTCAATCTACCCTTTTGATCTGTCATTTTATTATCTTTTACAGTACCGTGAATATTAGGATCATATCTAAGAGGTACTGGATTCTGCCATCCGAAAATAACATCTCCACTATCATAACTTTCCGAAGTAGGAGCCCACCATTGATTAATATACCATCCAGCCCCATGCTCATACACTAATCGTGAAGGCCTACCAGGTTTCTCTTTAGTCATTTTAGCAGCTCTTTTATCATCTACATATTCAACACGACCATGCATCATCCATGTAAATAATTCTACAATTCTCTGAGCTCCCTGTTCCTTTGTCCTACCACCATAAAATCCTGCAGCTTCCCAAGCGCTTCTTAAATCTCCATCTATATCTGCATGATCATACACCCCTTCTACTGAATTCATTATACGAGTCATTCCAATGCTCTCATCAGTAGGGTTCATAAATTTATGTATATGTCCAGCTATATTATCAGCAAAGTCCTGTGTAGCTTTCCATACCTTGTGATATGCACCAGAGTTTTCAGTAAATCTAAGCTTTCTAGTAACACCCCATCCAAGTCTAACCCCTCTATACCATAAATTATCCCATCTAGATCCATCAGCACTAGTCCATGCCTCTGTAAATCTTAGATATCTTTTTAAAGTTCCAATAGGTAGCTTATATAGTAATAGCTTTCTCTGTTGAGTATCTTTATTGATCGCTATTACTTTCTTCTTGAGCATAGGGGCTAAGCTAATAGCATCAGCATGTAATTCTTCGACAATTGGCAGTGCTAAATGCTGGTTAGCTTCGATAAGCATCCTTATCTTATTAGCTATTTGTTCACGCTCTGGAAGAGATCCCATAATCTTATTTATAGCTTTAGCACGAGATTCTTTATTTCCAAAAGATAGCTTACTTCCAATTTTAATGATGGCTTTTGCTATCTTACTATTAGCATATCTAGGATGCTCTGGATCAGCTTCTATAGAGCTATCTACATATTGTTCAGTTTGTAATTCAAAGCTCTTAGCTTCTGTCTCTATAGCGTTTAATGCTCTAGTGGCTATGTTGCATTTATCCATTAACAATTCCTTTTAAGGATTCTTGAAAGAGGATCATATGCAACTCTACGAGCTGATTCACTACGTCCTTCAATATCCTTAATCTTTTTATTATATAATTTTAAATACTTGCTCATTAATACAGGATCTAACACTGTAAGGTCTGGCTCTGAAGATACTGGAGGCAGATTATTGCGTTGTACTGTGTACATTAGCTTGCCTTGTTGATCCAATTGGGCGAACCCTCTTAAGAATGCAATAGTTGCTGAGAATTGTCCTAAAGGTCCCATCTCCATATAAGCAGCTCCCCACCAAGAGGTAAATCTAATGAGATCTGGATTATAATCCCAAGATACAGCTTCATTATTTTCAGCTATACGCTCCATTATAGATGCATATCCTTCTCCAGTTAGATTCTCACCTTCTCCCTTCGAGTTCCACATTTGATTAGCATAAGATGTGCCATCTGCAATACTTTGCTCTAGATCTTTATCAGTAATCTCTTCTCCAGTCAATTCTCTATGATATATGCGCTCATTATCCATTGCTTCTTGCATTAAAGTATCTATATCTTCTTCAAGATCTGCCATAGATTGCAAGTGCACTGTATTATACACATCCTGCTCATACTCAACTGGGGAGATTTTATTAGGCTCAGCTAAAGATGCGATACCAGTTCTCTCATCTCCATACCACTGTCTAGCAAATTCTACTGTCACCTCTTCTAATGGAGATAATGTATCATTAAATTCTACTGAGCTTACTAGACCACTTAGAGCTTCATTTCCATCATACTTATCCATTAAATATCCTTGACGATCATTAATATAGTCTAATAGTTTCTTGCTTTCCTTTAATAATGATGTAACTGAATGACTATGATCAAAGCCTCTACCTCTACGGATAGTTCTAGTTAATGCACTTATTGATATAATGGGCTTTATTAAGTCCATATATTCAGTATTATTTTCATTTATTTCAGATTTCCAGTTACCATTTTCATCTGCGATATAGAACAACCTAGATATAAGTTTATCTCTGGAATAGTTCCATTCAGATAATAACAAATGCTTATGGTTATCTACCGCAGCCTGCAACCAGATTCGTAACTGCTCTTCCATTGTCATTGAATCGTTCATCTCAGGAAACAATACTTGATCCAGGAGCTTATGAACCTTAATCTGATTGCCATCATTAAGTTTAATTCCATTGAAATTGTGGTTTAGCTGTCCTAATACATTTTGTAATGCAGCTATTTGCCCTACAGATCTTTTCCCTACCTGGAACATTTGTGTTAACAATCTAACATTTTCTGCCTTAGAAAGGTCTATCTCTCTAGCCATGCTTGGAAGTGAAATAGCTTTCATTCTATTAGCAGCCTCTGCATCTAGTAAAAACTGCTGAATACTAGTAGCTAGATCATCGGGAATAAATTCAACCTGTATTGCATCACCGTCATAGTCACCTTCAAGTAACTTAATAGAGACATTATCTGAAACAATTGCTTGCCCTCCTCTATTATGCAATGCCTTAACTCTTAATACTCTCGCACCTCCTACGTATGGAACTGGCGACCTGTGTATCAATGTCAAAATCTTTGTGTTCTCAAGCCACTTGTTTATTGCATTTAGACTAAGCTTTTTAGCCTCATTAACAGTTCCACCATTCTCTTTTGCATAAGCAACATATACTTGATGAGCATTTGTAGCAGCTAATGTGATTTCATCATCATTATGTGTATTGAAATAATCTGGAGCAAGATCTACATATGTACCTTTACCATTATTAAGAGATAATGCAGGGGTTATGACCTGTGTTCTTAAAATCTTATTTAACATACCCATAGCATCAGCATGCATTCCTAATCCTAGCTTAAACTTCTCTAATAATGCAGTGGTCATTGCATGTGGAGAATCTGAATGCACACTCTGTGCAAACTTGAGTAAGGTAGATGCATTAAATGTATTAGATCCAGTCAGTGTAAATATGCTCTTTAATCGCTCCTTAATTCTTGGCATCATAAAGCCTTTCAAATCATTTACCAGGTCTGTATCATGAACATAGTTAGTCCATTGCATTCCGAATGTTGCGGTCTTCTTTGGCTCGTGATACTTTATAAGCCCTATTTCCTCACCTGCAATATCAATAATCTCTCCAGATTTATAGTTCGATATCTTAGCCTCATCATCTGTCATAAGTATATCAACTTCATTCCTGCCTTCTGCAGTTACTTGATATATCCTGCCATTGTCGTCAACTTCTGCTAATAGCTGCCTATTACCATCTTTCCCTATCTTGATAATTTTCATTCCAGCTTCAGGTTCAAACATTTCATGCTTAACAGCAAGAGATAGATCTGCCTTCCATATAACTGTCTTGAATAGCCTCATTAAAGGATTGCTTCCAAATGCTTCGTGCATATCATTCGTAAATGTACTGCTAATAATGGATGCACCATCAGTACGATTCTTATTGCCCATACCAGCTATTATATCCATCATATTTCCTTCATTGCCATTACGGTCAACAAATACTATCTGATTTCTTTCAGCTTCATTAGTAGCTATTTGCACAGCTTTTGCACCTCTCATAAGAGGGGAAGTGAATACTGGCGTAGTAGCAATCTTGATACGTCTAAATAATTCTGCACCATTATTAATCATATTTGCTGGCATCAATCTTCTCATCATTTCATATCTAGCAATCTCTCCAGCTAGCCATTTCTGTGAGTATCTTGCCTTGCTTCTTACATGGTTACCATCCTTGTCAATTCTGTAACCCATAAAGTTAAGCATCTGATCTTCTGTTATAAAGCCACCTACCACTTGAGCTTTCCAATATGCTTTAATTTGATTTTCATTTCTAGCGATAGACATATGGCGATCTAATATAGGAGCAAACATCATATGCCCAGAATCTCCTCTGGTAGACATAAGAGCTAATCCGTGAATTACACCTTGTCTGTCTTCATAAGTAAAGTTATTTAATGCATACACTTGCAACTGCTTAATCTGATCATCAGACAGAACATCTACAAACTTATCGGTAAATGCCTTGCCATATTTTGTCACTATTTCATATATATCTTTTAGGTTCAAGAATACAGGCTTTTGCATTCCCCACTTCTTATCAGCTTTGGTAGCTTCATATATTAAATTCTGATCTCTAGTAGAGTTTGACTTTTCTGTAAAATTACTTTTATTCCTTTTTATTACAAGCTCTCCAGAAGTTCGGTATTCTAAGTTCCTTCTCCTAGGAGTGATACCAGATGCAGGATTTACAGTAACAGTAGAAGCAGTACGCACAAAGAACTGTTTAATCCTTCTTCTTTCTATAGATCCTGAAGGAAAATCTGAGTACCTATACCCTGTAGCTACTTGCAAAGGACCTTCACCCCATGCGTCAAAAGCTTCTTGAGGAGTAAGGGTTGGTTGATTTAAGAATTGCAATACAGAACTCAGTAATGATATCATCTTATTGTGAGGTATATTAATTCCCAGTTCCCTCATGAAGGTATATTCAGTACTAACTCCATGCTTAGCTCTTATATCATTATCATTTCCAGGGATAAAGCTTAAATCTTCTTCAACAGCAGCATATATCTCATCAAATGCATCATTGAACTCTTCTCTTGTAGCATAAACATCATTCATCGCATGCATTCTTTTTACTATCTTGCCAATCTGAACATGCTGATTAGCCCATACATCAAAAATAGCAGCCATATCAAATGGTATCTCTTCAGCTAATTTTGCTATATATTTTTTGATATTAAAAGACTTGCCCAGCTTTGTCTGCATTGCATTTAATGCATTGTCAAATATTCTTAAAGCTTGATTCCCAGCCTCAGTTCCAGGCTCTATCTGTTGATAGTCTATCTGTCCAAGAGACATCTCCTCTGCTGGAATTGTATAATGCATTCTCTGAGGACCTTTGTCTGTTGGGATGAAGCGATTGTAATCCCATATATCTTTAAATCTACTATAACTTAATTTAGCTCTAAATGGATCTTCATAATGAGCAAGCTGGACTTGATACCTATTTCCATCAGAGCCTACAAAGTCATGCATAATTGGATTCTCTCTTCCCTGAGCCTCTGGGCCAGAAAAGAAGTCCACTAACATAGCTTCGGTGCCAGTCTTAATTTCTGTCTCTGATATAATATTACCAGCATCATTCATCTTATAATCAAGCTTATAAGTGCCAACAATCTCGTTCTTTGCATTTCTTACATTGTAAGATATAATTTTCTTCCCATCTTTTCTGCGCTTAATGTCAGATACTTTATGCCCAGATGGAGGTACAAGGAATGTATCTGTACTAGCTCCTCCTGGTAAGCTAAATGAATAAGCCTCGATAGCTCCTTTGAAATGCTTTTTAATTAAGGATATTGCTGATTCTCTAGTTCCTATATTGACAAAATCAAGATCATGCACTACAGAATCCTTAGGTCTATAGACTGAGCCTTGGGTAGAATAAGCAATACTTCCTGTCAATATAATATCATCTGCAGTACCGATCTTAGTCATAATATCTTTTGCGATCGGATTCATATCAAAAGCTTCCTGAAAATCTATTAGAACATATCCAGGTTTCTTAGTAGTTGCTACGAAACTTTCATGCTTAAAGGTATTGTCTACAATCTTGTTAATAGCGGGCTGTATAACGCTCCAATTTGCTCCAGTAAGACTATCTAATACCTTCTGAACAAATACCTTAATACGTTTTAATAAGCTATCGCTAACGTTTAATTCCTTAGCAAGTCTTTCACTAAAGCCAGACTGTAATAGGTCTTGGAATATTTCCTTAGTAGCTAATCTTAATGCAATCCTACCATTGATATCTGGATTGTCTTTATATATCTGCTCAATTGCATTCTTATACCTATCAGTGTCCTTTACCGCTTCTCTTATATCGTAAAAATCTTGTGAATAACTAAGCATTTCTGACAATGCATCTGCCATCACCTTAGATACGTGATTTATATCATGCCTATTTAGATCAACTCTCTTGTTAGCTAGATTTACAAACAGCTCCTGTACGTCATTGACTTCAAATCCATAATCAATTAAGAAATTTAACAATCTACTTTGAGGAGAATCATCTTCAAAGCGAGTTAATGGAGTAAATGAAAACTCAAATCCCATCTTCTTCCAGAAGTCAATAGAATCTGGATGAGCTATAATATTTATTATCTGCTCACCCCTACCTACCATTACCTCCTTGATTGATTCAAAAAATCTAGTCCCCAAGCCTTTGCCTCTAAGGTTTTCTGGCACTACAATATTACCAATACGTGACTTGTCAGTGGGATGAGGAGTCCATTTAAGTCCATATTTTTTAACAAGTTGGTTTAATAGTATCGTAGAAGCAGCTTCATGTTGAGCTCCTTTACGCTTATAAGCCTCTACTGCAATCTCTTCACCAACTTGAAATAGCTGATCACCTTCTACAAATTTCTGTGCAATATATTGAGAGGGCCTTCCAAATACTTTCTTGACATGAGCCCAGAACTTGCGAAGGAAATTTTTAACTCTAGCTTTTAAGCTGCCAGGAGCGTCCTTTAATGCATTAGCATAGTATTCTCCAACATATTGAGTTAACTGCTCCTCAGTCTTCATATCCTGTAATGCTTTTTCAATAAGAGGATGACCTCTCAATGCTTTAACTAGTATATGAAAATACTCGTGCGGAGCTGTATCTACAGTAGCCTTTCCTTTAGCCCACTCTGCAATAGTATTGAATGCACGCCCTGCCTGCTCTTCTCCTGAGAGATGGTCAATTATTTGATCTACCTCTTTCCCTGCTATGTTAGGGAAGTCTTCTCTTAGCTTAGCTTTAACCCTATCAGCCCATTCCTGTGCATCATCCGCTAAAGGAAGTTTAGTTTCTTTAATGGCTTGATAATCAATGCCCCAATCATGTTTATCCTTCAAGTCTTCAAGGTATGCTCTATTTTTTGCAGAACTAATTGACTCTTCCATTAAAGGGGTTGGATTATCTCTAATAAGGTCTAGAACATCTTCTTTAGTGTTTAGTAAGGAAACATCCAACCCTCTACCTTGAGCAATTTCTTTTAAATCTTTAAGAGATCTATGCTGATTAGTCTCGATCCAATTCTCTTGACGTCTCTTTCTTTCTTGCCATATAGCAGGATGCACACCTTCTGGCGCACCTAATGCATCAATTCTATCAGCTTCTGCCCTTTCAGCATCCATCTTGGCTGCTTCAGCTTCTTCCTCTTGCTGTGGAGCGGTAAGCTCTGTCTCTTCTCCAAAGATTCTAACCTGACCAGAAACATTAGGCTCTGTGTCTTCATATCCAGGAACCCCAAAGGCTTCTTGCTCATCTTTTTTCTGAAGCCTACGTACAAGGTCAGCCTTCCTTTCGCCCTTCTGCTGTTGAGGCATTTCACGAGTCTCTAGTAATGTATTCAGCTTTGGTATAGTAAGCTTGTTATAATCTACAGGCTCTTCAGTTAGCTCGTCTGGATTTAAAAATCCTGGAG